CCTGTTATTAGCCGCTAAAAGAGCCTCAAATTTGTTCTTAGCTCTATCTAAAACATTGTATGTTTTATTTAGTCTGGCTAACTCCTCCCTAACTTGACGTATTTTTTCTGGTTGTTGACTAAGTATAAATAACTGTGCTTTAGCCTTATCAGCAAAAACACTTTGAGAACTTAACAAATCCCTGTATTTTATAGATAAAACCTCTATATCAGTTTTGGTCTTTTCAAGTACAGAATTGTACTCTTTCATAGCAGACGACAACTGCTTAAAAGTAATCTCTCCATCAATAAACGCTTGAATAGCCTTATGTGCTTTGTCTGCTAACGTACTATTAGAGGATATTAACTCGCTATACGTGCTTAAAAGCTTACGAAGACCTACATCGTTAGACAGTTCTTTGTTGAAATTTTTGACCCATATAGCCGCATCTTTAAACGATTTAGTAGCACTTATAGCCTGATCACTTATAGCTTTTAAAGCTTGATCTGATAATTTATATTTAGCCTGCAAAACAGACAACTCTTTGTCTAAGGACTCAAAAGACTTCCCTAACACACCCACTTTTTTAGCCGCTTCCACAGACTCCAAGCCCAATATTTTGAGTCCTTCCATAGAATTAGCCTTAAAGCCTGTAGACGTTACTATCAAATGTTGGTACTTAGTATCTAAAGCAGCTAAAGCTACTGCGGCTCTATCTATACTCTTGGCCCAGGATATAAATGCTTTATTACCAGACTGTGCTATACTCATACGAGATAAAGCTGCCTGTATATCTCTTAATGTCTTAGCATATACACCAAATTTTTCGTCAGAATATTGTGTCTTCTTTGCTAATGTGGTTAAAGCCTTAGCGTAATTCTCAGCACTATTTATGGTATCAGACTGAATAGATTTGACTCTTTCTAACTCCTTAGCCCATAACCTTTGTTTATCTGTTATTTTTGTTATAGCAGAGGCTGTTTGTTGGCTTATACCTAAAGACCGTAACTCAGCCTCAGACAACCTATTTACACCTTTTTCAACCAGCTTAATAACGTCAGAAGTAAGTTTAAGCCCATTAGCCCACTCTTGAATGCTTTTAGGTGACATACGGCCTGTCTGCGCCATAACTTGCATAAGCTCGTGAAGACTTAAACCAAATTTTTTTATGTCAGCGGTAGCTTTTTCAAATGACAGTATATCCGTACTTACCAACCTGGAAAGTTGCTTCCATCGTTCTTGAATAACAGGCACACTACCAGATAAAGACTTAGCCACTTCCTTTACAGCGGTTTCAGCGTCCTTTATGCCTTTAGTACCTACCTGTATGCGGGATAATTTAGAAAAGTCTACTCCTACCCTGTTTACAGCTTTGTCTAATATATCTACGCTTCTGGCTACAGAAGAAGTTTCAGAGCCTATCTCAGAAGCTGCTTTTTTATAATCAGTGACTAAACTGTTAAGTTTCTTACCACTAACAGCTAATTTACTGTTCTGTTTATCAAGAGCCTCAGCAAATTTTTCTATTTGCTGTGCTTGGTAACTCTTTCCTAACTCCCTAAGAGCTTGAGCCTGTACTTTCATAGAGTCAGATATAGCTTTAAACCCGTCTGACACTGATTTAAAAGCAGACTTAGTACCATTAGCTAATTGAGCACCTATAACTAAAATAGCTTTTTCCGCAGCCATAATAAACTAACCTAACGACTTAGCCGCTGGCGATACAGCAGCTTGAGTCTTAAAATAAGACATCATTTTTTGTGTCAATCTGTCTCTTTCTTCGTCAGTCATTTCTTTATACTCTTCAGGTGACTTAAACAACAAACTAGATTCTTCCTTGTTTGAACTTATCCCTTTGTTACATGAACTATTTTTCTCATCATCCAAATTTATGCCATGTATAGCGGCTAAAAATTTGTATTCGTCCCATTTAGCCTCTGACAATGCCTTATACAAGAATAAAACTTGGCTATAAGTAAGACCTCCCTCTCTAAACCCTAAAACGAAGAAATGCTGTAAATTATAAGAAGGATACTCTCTTATGAGTTGAGCTACTATTCTGTCTAATTGGCTTTCTTGGCCTCCTTCACCAGAGTTTTCATCTTCTGGGGGAGGCTCTTCAAGTTTTTTGCTAAATCAGCATAATTAACCTCATACACGATCTTAGCTAATTCAAACAACTGCACATTAGTAATATTTTCAGCCGTTATATCCCCTTCATCGGCTATCAAAGGAAACAGCTTAGTTATATTGTCTTTAAGAATGTCTATTGCTGATTCCACCGCTTTAACGCTATTATCTTTACCTTCTATATCTTCAGCATCAAAATCAATAGCCATAAAAGCTTGTGCCACATCAAAAATCATGTCTGATAACTGTAATTGATGCGCTAAAGACAACGGATATACAGCAACTTCTTTTACTTCTCTTACACCTACTTCCAACATACGAATTTGTGGATTGAGCTTACTTTTAACCATAAAATCCCCTCATATTAAACGAGACGTACATAATGTACGTCTCGTTTACTGAATATTACGCAAAAATCATCTTACCCTGCGGAGCGTTAGCCCAATTCGTAGCACTAGCTGGCACTGATTTGGAGCTGATAGTGATAGAGATTTTCGCATTGTCATCGTTAGTGAAACCAAGTTCCACACTCGATGTTACCTGAGCATACGGGTAGATAATGGTAAGCGTATTGACACCGTTGGGGAATGTGTACACTGCTTCCATCCTTATGTAGTCAGGAGCCTTTACTGTACCGAAGGGTATCTCACCAGTATGCGGATCAGAGTAAGCATTTGTGCCAGACACAAAAGCCGTAGTGCTAAATACGTGTGTGTCGTTCTCTGCCCATGTACCCGTAAAATAGTTGGCCGGTATTGTAAAATAAGGATCACTTCCATTAAGCGGGCTGAATGCGGAAGTCAAGTCTGTAGCCGACCCTACAAAACCCGTAGTTTTGCCGTAAACATCGTAAGTAGTGGCACTTGTAAAAACTACTGTCCACTCATCGTTTACTGACCCTGCATTATCCGGTGTAATATTCCCAGATGTTGTGCCTGAACTTGTAGTAGAGCCTATTACCAAAACATCCGCATCAACATCAGCAAACGGACTTATACCACGAGCCAAAGCTAAGTTAAACGGCGTAACCTCTTCAAAGGCCATTTCCATAGCTTGAGACTCGTTAAGAGGAATAACAAAATCCTCAAGAGCGGGAAAACCTGAACTATGACTCCAATACTCAACACTGCCAGTAAGCTTTGTATCAGCTAATGCGCCGAGTGAGTCTGCCTCAGTAAGTACCGGAGTAGTTATGTTGAGAGTTGAACTGTATTCACCCACACGAACCTGGGCTAACCCAAGAGCCAGTGTAGAAGTATCTTTTGTTATAGGACCTGTACGTGCCATAATTTATGTTAGCGTGCTTTACTAAGCTTCCTGAGTTGTCAGGCATAAATTCCGAGGAGCTACCCCGTATCCTTAGAATTAATAACAAGCCGAGGTTTTATACATATATTCGCTATAGCGATTGATTATCAGTAACAGGTAAACAATGAAAAGTGTTTACGTGTCTGCAAGATTTCCTTAAACACACTATTTGAAGTGACCCGTGTATCTTAATATCTACCAGAGCATCACCACCATACTTACCAAACTTGAATTCCCATAAACCGTTAGAATATCTACACAACAATTTCTTACCACATTTAGAACAATATACAACAACTTTCTTGTTTGGTAAATCAGTCATTTAACAGCCCACATCAAACCAACTCTTATAGCCTTACTTGCTGTATTATCGCTTAATAATGAAGCTCCTGTCTCATAACCTAAATTGGTCCTCATATGACCTATGATACTCCAGTCATTAACATCATATAAAGGTATAGATATATTAGGTATAGACGCAGAGTAATCATAAAAATAATCTACAACTGAATCCCTTAATTTCAATAAACCTACATACTCCTCATCATTACGATAATACATAAACAGGTTAAAACTATAGTTAGCTAAATACCCGTTTACAAACAAATCACCGTACTCAACACACAACCATCTAACAGCATCTTTACCGTATTGTTGTGGTGTATTAGTATAAGCTAAACCAAATAAAACTTTAAGGTCTAAATCACTTACCATACCATCAACAATAAACTTCTTTATAGATTTGGTTATGTTATTCAGTGATTGTCTTCTGTCAATCGACATCAGCTATTTTCTCCAGAAAAGGGTACAATTTACCTTCTAAAAAATTTTTTACTTTAACACTGTACTGATCTTCACTGTTATACCTATACTCACAATTACTGAGGATATAAGACAACATTTCTAACTCCTCAGCCTCCCACTCCATAACAACTACCACTTTTCTTGGCACTACTTCAACTATTTTCAAAAATCAAGACCCTCCTCAGCTAACAAAGCTTCTATCTCTTCCATACGTTTTCTATCTTCTTCAGACATTTGAGCTTTCAAAGCCTCCATATTCTTCTTTTCTACCTTATCACTAAGACTACCACCTTTAGCTGAATCAGTTATAGTAAGTCCTGAAATACTTTCATTGTCTAAATGCTCGTTAAACAGCTTAGTAGCATCACCGACTATATCAGAAGACTCTTCTAACGCCTCCATAACATCCTTGCGGGTAACACTTGAACTTTTTAGCTTCTCGTCTGACGTAATTTTTGCTTCTTTTTTCTCTTTATCACTAGCCTCTTTAGCTAACCAAGCACGAGCCTTATTTGCATATTCTGCAAATTTAGGGAACTTATCAAGTACCCAATCATAAGCCATAATGGCTAAAACATTATCAGATTGATATTCCCATCTTTCAGCATACTTATAAACCAAAACAGCATCACTCTGTCGTACTAGGCTACGATGACTGTTAGCTGTAGGATCAAAAACATTGTATAAAGGGGATTTTTTCTTGCGATTAAAAGTAATTACAGAACTACCCTTACCTCGTTTAAGAGCAGTTAAAGCATGAGCCAAATTGCCCCCTAATACAAGAGGCATAGGTTTCGACCACCAGAAAGCTTTCTTCCACTTAGCATAATCAGTAGTGCTATCTTGTAAATATTTAAATTTGGTCTCTGTATTACTTAATAAAACTCCTCTCAACCTCCTTGATATATTCGTGGTAGGATTATCAAGCAAAGCATCTCGTATATCAGCCACAGCCATTAACGCAAATTTGCGTGTAAGAGCGACACCTTTTGTATTTCCTGTATACCACAGCCCAGAATTCCAAGCTGCGCCCATACCACGCTCAAAACTTGCTAATTCATTAGAAAACTCATACAAATTAAGAGGAACATAAGTAGAAGTACCTTCATCAATTACACTAGATAATTGTGTTAATGCTCCACTAATACGTTTCAAATTGTCTGTATGAGTTCTCAGTGCCATATCATCTGGTATCTTTCTTTACACTACATACATGCAAACCTTTAACCAAAGTATCTGTAACACTGTCTATGATATACTCTGAAGTGCCAACAACCCACTTATATCCAGGCAAAATGTCATAATAGCTACTTAAATATAAAATATCATTACCAACATCTATGACAAAAAAATCTTCTATTTTCTCGGTATGTTGGCGAGCTATAACTGGCGGTATTTGAGCCGCATTGACACCAGTATAAACTGTTTGCCACCCTACAGTTACTGGGTCATAATTAGAATCATACGCAAATTCGTCACTATGGCTTTTTATCTCTCCAACAACATTGCATACCCATGACGCATACAAATAATCTATAACAGTATTTTCAAAATATTCAGGCTGCTTTGTAGTCAACAACAACTTAGTGCCATCGACAAGTTCAAGAACATCTCCTACAACAGCCTCAGAATCGAAAGACACAGTGCCTGTTATAAAATACTCACGAATTGTGATAGTAGTGTGTTCTGTGTGAGAGGCAAAATCAATAAAACCTGGCGTACCTATTGTTCCGTCAGGTTTTAACAAATTATAAGAAACACCCACCTCAGAAAGAACTTCCTTTATGTCTTGCGATAACCCGGCCACTACCAAATAGCCTCACCTACACCGTCATATACGAAACCGTTACCGATATAGCTTATATACTTGAACGCATCAATAAAAGCAGCAGTATTTACAGGGAACAAAGCCGGATTATTCTCTACGAATTCCTTAAACTCCTTGTCCATATTCTCAATAAGAGCGAAATACTGCTTAAAACGGTGCTCAAGATGTATCTGTTTGTATTGAAACTTGGATGCGGCCTCTACAGACAAAGCATAAACCACATGGCGTCTCAATCGCTCAATAAGCCAGTAACACTTTACCTCATCAGTTTGAGGCACACCCCAAGGAAGCTCATTATAAGTTTGCCGCAGAGCTTGGTCCCACGTATCATCCGTGGCCTTGTCTGCGGCAGTAAGCATTAACGCACGAGTGCGTTCAATGAGTTCATCGTCTGTGCTGATGCTCATTTCTTGGCCTTCTTATCGTCAGCGGGTTTGTTGTCAGTCGTTTTCTTGGGTTTGGACTTTTTCGGCGTAATGTCCATGAACAGACCAGGACTCAGTTTGAACTCTTTTACCAGAATTTCTGGCGGGTCCTCGTAAGTTCCAGCAGGATAAATTTCTGTAGGAGAAAATCTCAGATTCTGCAAAAGTTTAAGTACCATTTTTTACCTCTTTGATAAAAAGCCCCTTGTGTTACCAAGGGGCTTCAGGATATGGGTATGAGGAGGTTAGAGGGTGTAGGTTGTGATTTTAACTACTGCCCCTGGATGATAGAGTACAGGCAGGCCCTTGTTCTGGACTCTGAGCCAAAGTCCTTCAGGGTCCCACTCATCCTTGGTATCAGCAAACTGGCCCCAATACCTGTTAAGACCAAATGGAGCCTTCAACAGTTCCGCAATCGGCTCACCGCCCGAAGTACGAGACATCATAAAGAACTCGTTATCCTTCAGGAAGTAGTTGCGGACGATACCGTAATCGGAACGAGGACGGTAATCGTTGGTCGGAGCGGAATCAACCGTAATAGTGTTTGTGGCGTAGTTCACGTCAGTAATACGCTTATCTTCCCACTTGTTATCAGTTGTAGCATCGACAAAGCGGAAAATTGCGCCTACCTCAACGTCCTGCGTAGTATTTACAGTGAATGAGGTAGTAGAGCCACCATCAATGGGTACGGTCGGATATACCTTGGTTTCGAAGAACTCGTCGTACACCTGAAGAGTTCCTACACCAAGAAGCTCGCCTATTACCTGGGCCGGACGAGAGAACAGGTCGCCGTTACCAAACGCTGACTTCTTCAGCAAGTCCTGAATACCCTGGTCCATCACCAGCAGCTTCAGAAGTTCCGTAGTAACAAAGACATCGGTAGGAGCAACGGCCTCATCTACACGAAGGATGTTCTTTGCGTCAAACACATCCTCTACAATGTTCTTGTTTGAGCCGTCTACCCAATTCCGATCATTTGGTAGGGCGTACATATGAGTCGAGGGAATACCGTAATTCACAGTGAATGTGGAACGGTTCTTCGTTTGGTACGTGAAGCCGTTGTTGATCAACATCTTGGCAAACATCCATTCGGTACGCCTGTCATTTCTGTACCGAAGCTTACGCATACCACGAGAAAGCTGACGTTCAGCAGTCTGATAGGTAGCGTGTGTACCAGGAAGCCTCATGTTGTTCAGCCACTCCTCATCAAAGAACATCTTTTCCTTGTAGTAAGCGGCTGTTGCCCGGCCTTGTCCAGTACCGTCAACCCCAACAGTGGGTGCGGGTGCGCCCGGAGCCACGAACGGAGCCATACCTGCGCTCGAATACTCGATTTCCCATTTGATTGTGTCTGAATCTGCGTTGGCTGATCCGAACATGGAAGCAAAGACCATGTTTGGGGCCATAGGCATCTTCTCAATTACACCATTAAGTACCTCAAGCTTGAGGGACTTTATACCGTTAGAACCTTTCATCTTTTTCCCTCCTTACTTGAGAATAACGTAGTCACCATCGACTACAAGACCCATAGTTGTCTGTGCAGCGGAATCCATACCAATTACAACCGGGGCATTAAGTACGGCATTTGACACAACCACACTTGTAAGCCCGCCTGCAGCAGTCTCGCCTTCGCCTGTATCAACGGCCTTGTCCAGAACATAAACAGCCTCAGACAGTTTACCGCTTGAGCCTGTAGCAATGTAACAATGCACAGAATTGGCAGTGGTAAACGCCGCTGTAGTTGTCGCTGTGGTAAACGTAATCGTGGCCTTTACCGGAGAGCTTGTCCTGTCAATATCCGTAATAGCACCGCCATTATGATAAGTAGGTCCATCTGTCTCACCGAGAGCCAGTACGTCACCAACCTTGAACCTGTAGGATGCCGCAAGCGGAACATCAATAGTGTTCGCTCCGTTTGCTACGTCCGCAAGCCCGAACACAACAGCGTTAGCCTCAAGGCCAGTGGCTGCAAAACCAGTCATCACATAGGGCACAAGCTGTCCATCAGCCGCTACTCCCATAAGCCAACCAGCCTGAAGTACACCATAACCAGGTTTGATTGCCTTATCGAGCAGTAGAGCCGCATCACGCCGGGAATAGAACAGCGCATCTGCTCCCGGAACCTGCTCGCCCCAACTTACATTTGGGATACTTCCGTAAGTGCTCATAATATTTCCTATCCTTTCAGTCTGTTAAGACTGTACATGGTCCAGCATACGGTCAACAACCGCATCAACATCTGCTTCGTCAAAGTCGCCTGTAACGTCCTTGGCATTCCCGCCGATACCTGTAACGGTAGCAGCACTTGCCAGAATATCAGACCAACTCTTGATTTCCTCAGCAACCGCCGACTCAAAATCGGCCTGTTCCATACTCCCACCGGCCACGGCCTTGATCTGGCCTGCAAGCGCAGCTTTTATTTTGCCATACACTGCTTCAGGCAGGTCACTGGCAAGCAGGGACTTGTCAACATAAGCCACCGCTTCCTTGGCCGCCATTTCAATAGACCTCTGTGCCTCGGCCTTCTCAAGAGCCGCAATCCTCTCTTCAGCAGCAGAAAGCTTTTCCTGATACTTGGTAGCAACAGAATCAACTTTCTCAGCCGCAATCTTTTCTGCTTCGGCCTTGCCCTGAGCCTTGCCTTCATCAAGAATCTCGGCATACAGGTCAGGATACTTGGCCTTCAGTTCTTTCCTATCCATAATTTCTGAATCTCCGTTGTCTTTTTTGGCATCCACGCCATCGCCAGGAACATAGTGGTGAGACGAACCTGAATCAGTAAGCTCTTCCATCAATTCCTCGAACGATCCCAGCCTGTCAGCCATCTTTATATTTATAGCGTCCTCACCGACAAGAATTCCACCCTTACCAAAGTCGCTAACAACAGTTTCAAGAGATACATTACGGTTTTTGGCTACTGTTTTTTGAAATACCTCGGCTAAAGCATCCAATTCCTTTACAATAACCGCCCTGCCCTCGTCCGTTTCCGGGTCGATTCTCTTGTTAGGGCTTGTGCTGTTAACGATTTCAATAACGCCTTCATCCTTCGGAGGTAACGCTACTACTACACCAATACTTCCAAGCCTTGACGTTTTATCTACCACAATCTCATCATGAGCAGATGCGATCCAGTAACCTGCACTGGCCGCTGTACCTGACACATAAGCGATTGTTTTCTTGTTTGAGTTCTTTACAAGCTCAGAATACTCGTTTGTACCTGTAACCTGCCCGCCTGGTGTATCAATATAGTGAACAATAGTATCAATATCGGGGTTTTCTTCTGCCGCCTTAAAATCCTTGGCAAGACGTGAAAGAGACGTAGCCCCGCAAAGCTCCGTCATCATGTTACTGTACGCAAATATAGGCCCTCTCAAGTCCAGTACAGCAACATTATCACGAACTGAAGCATAATCGGAAGCGGACTGGAGCGGGGCGTCAAGCCTCGCCTTCAAAGCCGTAACATCTTCCGATCTTTCAGCAATAGCAAGCATCAGCCTGAGCCAATCTTCCTCAATTAACCAATGCTTTGACACGAGATGCGACAGAATTCTTTCGTATTTTTTCATTAGAAATAGCCTCAATATAATATGAGTTTAAGTCATGTTAATATGACAGATTTTATATGTCAACATTTTTCTTGAAATTATTTTGGTTTAATTCTGACATTACTTGGGATTCCGTTCGGCGGTTTGTTGTGAAACCACTTAGCTTTTTCTACACTCTCTCTTCCTTCCTCCCCATATATGTCATAAGCACTTACAGTGATAGAGTTGTTTCCATCACTACAAACCGAATCAGTTATGTCAACTTGTCTTGCCTGTATATCGGTAACATTGGCAGCCAAGACACCATCACACCAAACATAAAACCCTGCCAAGTCAGGCTCCGGTTCCACATTGTAATCCCAATAAACCGTAGCTACCTGCTCCGCATATACCACCAACCGAGTAGTAGCCACTACCTGAAACGAAAACAAAAACAAAAACATAATAACTAAAGAAAAAATTCTAATCATATCAATAACCTGCCACATTTTGAGGTTTAATCATAAGCCCAAACATAGGAATAGACGCATCTTTTCCGTACTGAGCACAAACATCAAAGTCCTGAACAATAGCCTTCCTCAAGCTGTGGTGTGAATAAGCCCACGCATACACGGAGTCATCCTGAATTCCCCTCGGATTCGATTTTGTAGGGGAACCATAGAATTTCTTTGACGAATCATAAATAAAATTCCTCAACTCTTCTCTCAGTATATCTACGGATTCGTCTCTTCCCTGAACCGGAAGCTCAGGAACCTTTGTCTTTCCCGCAATAACCTGACGATACACCCTATTAAACACTTCCCGCTGGAACCCATAACTCGGATGCACAACCTCAACAGGAATCATCTCAGACTCACAATAAGAGACAATTTCAGAACTTCCCCATCTTTCGACCAGTACATTGAACGGAAACGCAAACGAATCCTTGCACTGAGCAATCAGTCTAACAACATCATTCGCATCAGATGTTTCCACGTGGAACAATCCTGCACAAAAATACACGAAATTAAGTCTGTCCAGTTTAGACAAATCTTCAGGATCGTCAGGGTCATAACCAGAAGTAAGACTTGGATTATGAAGCGAGCCAGGAAGCCCTTTCAACATAAAGGCTGCGATAGTCCTCGCACCCTTGGTCAAATCATCCTTAAGAGCATCGGCCATATCAATACCGATACCAAGAGCAAAATCGGTATCATACATATCCCGAAGTTCAAGTAAGGCTTCACCAGAAATAAAATCAGGATGTCCGTATGCTTCGAGTTTGTACGGAAGCGGAACCAGGCGATGTTTCAGTTGTTCATATGTGTTTGAATCGTCATTTGTTTCGGCTTCAATTTTTTGCTGGCACAGAGTAATAATCTCTCTAGGATTGGCAGGTACTTGTGAGTCGATTCCGATTATATTCAAGGCTTCTACAGCTTTTTCCGGGAAGAATTCTGTAGATTTCCCCGACCACTTGTTGAGGAAAAACATCTTGAACTCCGAATCAGTAAACTTTTCCCTAAACGAATCAAGCTGTTGCTGAGTCTGGAGAGGATGATAATAGTCTCGATAATCCCCAGAATTACTATAAGTATAGTTAAAAAACACACTCGAATCAGGTTTTTTAGAAATGTCGTAAAGATGGTAAAGTACATGATGTTTGTCCGATACAGTTGAATCTACAAGAACTAATGAATGTGGAATATTTCGTCTGGACGAATCCAACTGGTAATACATCTCAAACGGTGGAGCCATCTGAAATATTTCAGAAAATATCGCCAGAGTAATATTGGAATACACACCGTGCTTTGCAGAAATAGCAATAATTGTATTCCTTACTTCCCCTCTCGAATCCCTCAGCCTTATCTCCTTGTCCTTTATGTCGTCCCTCGGAACCAAAGACAGTAACGGGTCAGAATTCAATATAATATCTTCAGCAATCGTTTTCACACTAAACACCGACTGCTGTTTAGAATTCGCTCCGCAAATAATCTTCTGCTCCACAAAACAGAAAAAGCGGTGAAGCATAATAATCACATTCACCGCAGTTTTCCCCTCCCCACGAGGAGTACAATTCACAAGCGTATCGTACCGAAACTTCCCGTTCGTATGCCTCTCCAAAGCAGGATACAGATACGACTCCTTCTGCCACTCCCACAAATCCCTGTAAGACCGGCCTGTTTCGGGATGTTTCTGAGTAGGCATATCTTTCAGATACACAAACTCAAACCCGCCCGTATCAAAATTCAATACCTTGACTTTTACATGATGTTCAGCCCAATCTGCAACTGCCTCTCCATTCCCCCATTTCCAAAATTCAAGCTTCTCATTAAGCCAGGACTGTTCCGAATTATAAGCCATAATTTAATCAATTTTTAATATTAAAACGACCAAAAAACTAAACCAACTAACTGAAACCATTAAGTTTTCTTATTTTTACCTATTCCCCACCAGGAACCTCAGCATCTTCCACACCAGAATCGTTTGATTCAGTAACCGATGTCTGAGCCGATTCGTCACTGTTCACCAAATTTTCCCGAAACTCATCCACAGGCAAATCAGGCATATACTCTTTCTCAGACCAATATTTGTAAACTTCTTTTGCGTATGCCCCGAACCCTAACCGTTTAGCGATAGTTTCCTTACTAATCCCCAATGTGTCAGGAAGCGAGCCATGTTTCGAACCAAGAAATGCTTTAGCTTTCGCTTCCAAATCGGCCACGTCATCCAATGGAAACGAAACATCAATAAGTTCCCATGCTTTCTTTATTACGTTCCTAGACCTCGGCTCCTTATCAAGAAACTTTACTACCTGTTTTACTTTATAATCAATTTTTGTTCCGTTAATAATGTTCTTCGCGATAAATACAGACCTGAACAGTTCATACTTGATAAATCGTTCAAAATATGTTGCATATGCACTTATTCTGTCTGATAAAGGTGTTCTAGCCATCTTTGCAGACGCATAAGTGTTAGCGTTATAATCCCCTGTCAACGTAGACGCATCTACTCCAAGCCCAGCCGTCACAAAATGAAGCAAATCCCTGTCCTCGTCAGTAATCGTTGACAATCTCGGAGCCTCACATGATATGGTCATGCCAGGAGGCAGAATCAACTGGCCGCCAGGACTTTTCTGAGCCATCAAACCTGTCCGCCTCTGCTCCTCTTCCGTCATACTCATCCACAAACGAAAAGCCGCCTTATCCTCAAACTTCACTACCCATAAGTAACTGGTAGCAGACCGCTTGTAATCCACCTCAATCTTCTTCATCAACTCATAATAATTCAACCATTCAAGAGTTGATTTGATCTGAGACAGATTCCGTTTCGTAACATAACCACGTTTCCACTCGATCATGTAGTTGGCTATGTTGTTGATTTTTTTGTATTTTCTATTTGTAGTGGTCGGTATTCTGTCTCTGTACTGTTTCGGAATGAGTTTGATAGCATTTGGGTAGTGTAACAGGTACGTGGACGGAATCGTGATCGGTTTCTTATCGGGTCTTTCTATGATGTAGGCCAGTCTTACTTGTGGTTTTGTCGGATGCGAGATTATACCTGTGTTATCTTCTGATCCGCCCTTGATGTAGGCAGGGTCAATAAAGTCTATCTCACAGAATGCGTCAGGATGTATGGTCATTGGTAGAAACAACTCACCTTCAATGAGATGCCTTGATATGTACATAGGCGTATTCAGAATGAAGTCGTTCCTTGGGTCGGTCAGAATCTCATCCACTACCGTTTGTATTCGTTGGTCGAATGCGTCAATGGAAAAGCCGTTACCACAGATTTTACCTGCTGTATCGTTCACGTACCCTGACAAGTGTGGAGAGTTCTGTACCTTTTCCCAGCAACTTGCCTGTAACTGTTGTAATGATTGTGTTTCTTTGTGCTTGTTAGGGTTTATAGGGAACCCATCTTCGTCATAGAGTGTGTTTGTTGGTTGAGTTGTCCAGGGTCTGTTGGTCAAGGCCAACTGATCAATTATTTCTGGTGCGAATTCGTCTATGATCGCTTGTCTGTCCTCGAACGGAAGTGAAGAGAAATCGAATTTGAAAGCGGGAGTGTTGGAGGGTGTGTTGGAGGGTGTGTTGGGTGAAGTGTTTTCTGTCATGGTATGTTCCTGTTATCTATATGTTTTCTCAGGTAATTCGCTTGGGACTTTTTTTACTATTATAGTCTTCTTTCCGTTTTTGCGTGTGTCAAATGGCATGTCTACAGGTGTTGACGGTTTATGTAGAAGTCGTTCGTAGTACCCAAGAGCATTATTGTTACTGTTTTCACTATCTATTGTCAAATACTCATCCTGTAGTGAGTCCATTTTTGTCAGTGTTGCTTCTATCAGTGTTATAGAATCCCTTATGATATTCATTGACTTCTTTGGCGGTTTGTTGATAACGCCTGTGTTGTATGCATAGAAATCAATGTAAGCCGCCAATAACGCCTGATAGAGAGGAATCAAGTGATAGTTTGCTCTCAACTTCAGAGCCGGATCGCTCTCGTATCGTGGATACATACTGGTAATCAACTGCCACACGCCCCGTAAGTAATCTGCTTTAAGCGTACATTCGTCCCCCTGCAGAGGCACTTCAGTTGCCGGGCATACTTTGTAAATAGGGCAAGATTGTCCTGAGCACACAATTAATTTTTCCATGTTTTTTAGAGTAAAAGGTGTTTATGAAATTGTCAAGACATTATTTTGTTTACGTTATGTCAAGGTTTTTGTTGTTTTGGTTGGTGGGTATTTTTAAGGTTGGTTTGTTTTTGAGGTTGGATTGTTGGTTTGTTGGTTAACATAATTCGGAATGGTTGTTTGGTAATTGTTTAGTAGGAGTTGAGACGGTTGTTTGACTGGAACGGTTGTTTGACGGGAACGGTTGTTTGACGGGAACGGTTGTTTGACGGGATTTGGTTTACGTTATGTAAAGAAAATCTGGTCTTTGTGTTGTGGATGGAGAGGTGGGTACTCACCCACAAGGGTGTAGGCAACATGGCTGATTAGCCGGGCAGGGGGCTGATACAGCTTGTCTCAACTGTCATAATTGTGACAGTAATTTTTCCCTGCACGCTCTTTGACATAGAACGGGCGGATTCAACCGCCCGATAATCCGGTTATCCGTCAAGTGAGACGGCGGCTGAGTACAGGTAAAGTGCGCCTGGACTAACAGGGGCTGTGCGCTGTGAAAGCTAATACGAGCTTTCAGACGGTAGCAGCAGTAAAACCGTAGCAAGGCGGTACGCTACTGTAACAAGTAGCTAAATGCTGTGATAACTGGTTGCAATCGTACCAGCTTGGATGCAAGCGGTAATGATAGACGCGACCATTATCATCTGTCTGTTAGCAGGATAACTGGACGCTTGCAGGGTTTACGCTTTAACCTGCACTAATCACTTAAAGCGCACCTTGCCACCTTGACAATGGTGGATAGTGTCAAGGTGGCAAGTGCAATGGTCTTAATGCCATTGCCTGATTAGTGTCATAATTGTGACAGCTTGTTTCACGTGAAACACTAATCAGGCAATGGCATTAAACATTAACCAAAACTCAGGAGGTATTACCATGAAGACTCTAAAACAGTATTACGACGAAACTCAGGGCTGCCGCCCTGTGATAGAGATTAACGACATTAAGGTTGCCGCACAAGAGGCAGGTCGTGCGGTATCTAATCTCAGTTCCTTGTGCTGGCATTTCGTGTGCCAGCAGGGTGATAAAGTTGCGGAAAGGGAGCTTTCCACACTTCAAAAGGAATTGACCGGCAAAAGCCGGTCATTACTGAGGCGGTACAAGAGTGCCGCCCTTAAAGCATACAGAGAATGTGTTAAGGCAGGGATAAACCCTGCCTCATTCGGAAATCACACTACTGCTCTTAAACGGGCAATGGCTGTAATAGAGGCAAAAGAGGCAGGTGATAAACCTGCCCCTACTAAGCTCAAAAAGGCAGGCAAAAAGGCGGACAATAAGTCTGCCTCTAACAATGAGACAAAAGAGGCAGACAACAAGCCTGCCTCTAATAACGACGTTGCCGCACTATTTGCGGCATTTAACACCTTGTCCTCTCAGGATAAGGTGCGCTTCTATCATACGATAGAAGCGCATATGAGGGAAACCGGCCTCATTTAGAGCCGGTTTCCATAACAGGCAGCCCCGCTCCACGGGGCTGCCCCCTTTCATTAGCCTGTCATAATTGTGACAGGCTAATGAAAGGGTAACAACCCGATGCCGGAAACAGGACTTGCGGCTTGCGTCCTGTAACCTTTAACACGGAGGGAATGTGCAATGAAAGGTTACACTCCGATTATAGTCCAGTCCGATGAACACGGACTTGATATAATATGGGTTGAGTCTGAATAATATCCAGACTCAACCCACTATGCCGGAAACAAGGCTTGCGGCATGTTGCGCCTTGTAACAGACACCTCATAGTGCCATAAATTATGACACTTGCTACACAACAAGTAAGTGTCATAATTTATGGCACTATGCCCTGGCAAGGCAGGGTAATAAAATCATAGGCGCACCTTGCCCCTGTGCCTGAAATTGAAAGGAGACTAAAAATGAAAACGATATACTGCGGAACAGAATGCCCGACTAACGGACCCTGCCCTGACGTGGCAGGTTGCTGCCCCTGGTTTACGGTGGCTTGCCGTCCTGGCGGCGGCCATGAGTATGCAGAAAAGATATGCCCTTCCTGCGGACATACTTTTTGTTATGCTTGCTGTTCTGAAACTAATGTGGACCAAGGCGGCAAACATGAAGATGACTATATGATCTGCCCTGTTTGTGGAGCAGACTATTATTCTGAGTAATAATATGCCCATGCCTTGCCAGGGGCTTAATCCATACAACCGAGCGCAGGCAAGGCTGCGCTCATAACCAGACACCTTCAAGGTGTCATAATTTATGACGGCTAAAAATATGCTAACCGTCATAAATTATGACACTTTACAGGTATCCAGGACAGGTTCGAATCCTGTACAGGCCCCTGAGAAGGGACAAACCTGGCTCGGTGTGCCTGGATACTATACGCCACGCTCACAGGGCGTTAATACAGAGCTATGCCGGTAAGTTTCCGGTGTAGGGGCAGTTGGAGTAATTCCGCCCTGAAACGGTCATGCCGTGCGGTACGGAGCGGCACTAATCTGTGCCTTTGCAGGTTCGACTCCTGCCTTGACCAAATCTTACCATAAACCCCCACCCAAACCCGCCCCAGATTCGCTCATAATCGACTCAAGGCCAAGACATAAACCTAACTATGTCCCAGGCCATAAAACCGATTCTGAGCGAATCTGAGGGCAAATTAAACACAAAGGAGACATAATATGAAAATTCACGATGGTGCGAAAGTGACCAAGGGTGAAACAAGATCATTTGTCGTCTCAGGCGGCAAGGTATTCAAAAACATGGGCACTATGTGGTTAGCATGGTGTCCGTATGATGGTAAGTCTATCAACTCGTCCTTGCGGGCTGAAAAGCTCCGCAAAGAGGGGATAGACACAAGAATTCCAGGTATGCCGGAATCCTTCCATAGAGATACAATCTCTATGGATAAGGCTAAGGGTTTGAATTGGAACCCTATGTAACCTGAAATATCGTCACAAATTGTGACAGGCCAGGATTCTATGCAAAATCAGCTACTGAATCCACGCTTGTCACAATTTGTGACACTAACACGAAAGGAGACAGAATCATGAAAATTTATGCACCTGAATTCTCAGTCCTGCCGGACACATGCCCTTATCCCCGTCCGGCAATATCATTCAATTCCGTAATGGAACTTATGGATGATTATGGCAACTTCTGCTATGAATGTGACCGATGGGGGCAGAATCCCGCCCCGGTACAGGTCTATATCGGGGAGCCGTCCGGTGAAGAGGCTAAATACGGTTATCCAGACTATCCCGACTATGTTATAGAGCGGGAAGACGACCGTATTGTGATTAAGAACGCATAACTGTCACAAATTGTGACGGTTTATGCAGACTGTCACAAATTGTGACACACGGAAGGAGACAGGTTATGAGTATTAAGTATGTTCACATAAAAGATGGTTCGGAAACTATGAAATATGTTCCGCTCTGTTCTTCAGAGCGGTTCATGAAATGTATGCTTGGAATATGCAAATGCTCATGGGCTGAAATATGCCCCGTCAAGAATTAAATCCCGTTCCAGGTTCAGTTCCTGATCCTGATCCTATGCAAGTTTCCTGACTGAACCTGGAACTAATCAGATTCCGATTCGGGTTAGAAAAAGTGTTAGAAAATGGAAAAAAGTGTTAGAAAATTCGCATAGAAAATGCAAGTGTTTGATTTTCTTACTAAAAATCTATATAAATTTTCCGATTCCGATTCGAGTTAGAAAAAGTGTTAGAAAATGAAAAAAAGTGTTAGAAAATTCGCACTGAAATTGTAAGTGTTGAATTTTCTTACTAAAAATCTATGCAAATTTTCCGATTCCGAGCTAATCAGATTCCGTTCCCGTTCCCGTTCCGATTCCGTTCCCGATTCCGGCCAGAATTCTTGTCAAAACCCAGTTTCCGCTCGTGATTCTATGCAAAACTCAGTTTCTGATTCCGAGTCGTGCCGGAAAATGTATCAAAAAGTGTATCAGAAGACGGATTAGAAAAATGTTAGAAAAAGTGTTAGAAAATGTAAGCGGCTGATTTTACAAGAAAAAATCGGCCATTTTTTACAAAAACAAATTTAACACAAATTTAACACAAAAACAATCCGTAAACAACTTCTAACGAATTTCTTATATAAAACTTATGTTACGAAATTGTTAATATGCAATTTTTGCACACGTTTTTCACTTTACAGTTTGTAAACGCTATTTCTTTAATTTTCTATATGAAACTATGTGTAAAAAGCTCGAATGTTAGAAAGTGAAAAATCCGTTATTTTTAAAAGACCTCTTTTTTACAAACTGTAAACGATATTTCCACTTTTAACAAGCTTATTTAGTAATGGTTTCGTACACTTAACAATTCAAGCAAGAATTGTGCGAACTTAAATAATGCGAGGTATCCCGTTTTTGACTCCCTACCCCTTCCCATATAAATAAAAAATTAAACACCTAAATATACAATTTTTTTATTTTCTTCTACATTATTCAGAAAAAATTAACTAAATCTAACATACAAACATTTTGACAACACTACAACAGCACATAACACGAACAAAACACATTTACAGTCTGAAAACATAAAAATGTGCAGGCATTGTTAGTTTTCAAAAATTTCTAACACATTTTCTAACATTAACAATAAAAACACACACTTACAAACATTAACAAATCACACTTTTTTACATAAAGCAAACAAAGACACATTTCGTCCCCAATCCACAACAGTCCAAAATCATTAACAAAACCGAACCTGTTTACGTTCCGTAAATGGTCATTCTTATACGTTAGTTTATAACTAACGGAGATTCATACAAAAATTTCTAAAAACGCAAATTATTTCCGTCATATTACCAAAACTTTATAACTACCTGAAATAAAAGGAGAAAAAACTATGAAAAAACCTAAGATTCTGTCAATAGATGCATGGAGAGATTCAGACAATTCATGGTATTGGAACAATTATTTTCCAATAGCAGAGCTAACACACTTTGACCCTGATATATCTTCTCAAAAGATAGCAAAAACACTCCGTGAACTTGGAATCCTTTCAGAACATTCGAAAGGAAAAATCCGAATCGAAAAAGACTTCAACTATATGGAAGGTTACGTGATCGAGATTCAGGACAGGTCAACCAGGGAACCACTAATAGCCATCAGCACAATTCACTGAGTGTCACAAATTGTGACACTTGACAGAACGTAAACAACAAACTATGTTAACACGCAACACACAACAAGAAAGGAGACAAAAACTATGGAACACTATGCAAACATCACCTACAAAGCCTATGATTACCTCATAAACAGCCTTACACCCGAGCAACGAAACACTTTCCACGAAATCAATCGAGAAACCAGGCCAGAAAATATCCAACTCGTAGAAATACAGGATACACTCAACCAACGAGTAAAGGACACGGCAGAGGAAGTGGTCGATGATTTTCTCACGAACATGCCAGACACTTATGACGAACTTGACGAATTAGCGCAGGAAGAAGGCATACCGGAAGATATATTCGACACAATCATATCTTATGCCGCTTCGAACACACCCATCTACACAAAAGAGATAGAAGATACATGGTATCTTCATTCCTGCGAACTTGAACAAGCCTATGAAAACGCCGGAATCGGTGACAATCCCAGGGAAAACAACGGCATGACAGCCATTGCTCTCTACATAGAGCATGAGGCAAGAGATATTGTAGAGGAACACATTGAGAACATACGAGAACTTGTCAAAGATTTCCTTGACGAACTGGATGAAAAGTGTCCAGACGCCGACACAGACAAGCTCGATGAAGAGTGTGAATCCTTTGTAGCCGAGCTTCAGGACAAGTACACATATTAACCCCGATCCGCTCCAGATTCGCTCAGAATCAACGCACGCTCCAGAAACATGCCAGACTATACATCAGTCACATAAAACGATTCTGAGCGAATCTGGGGCGTATAACACACAAACACAACACAACACACACCAAGTGTCACAAATTATGACATATAACACACACAACACACACACCACACAACACACAGAAGGAGACAGATTATGTACACCACAACACAAGCAATCCAGTTTATGAAATGGAAAGCGTCTATGCTCGATGAACCTGCCTTTGCCTCAGACATAACTATAACATTTCTACAACAAAACCCTGATATAGCCGAAAAACTTGTAAACAATACTAGAAACCTGGCAGAACAGTATGACACTACAATATGTCCATTCTGTATAAAGTATGTAACAGACGCCTTTCATTGCCATAAATGCGAATTTGGTAAAGAGTTTGGTTACTGTCTGATTGAGAATTCGTTATACCAAAGAGTAAAGGACAGACTCAAAGAAGATTACGCTTACGATTCGATAACTGATTATCTTGAAGACCATGTAGAGGACACAGACTATGCCATTAATACCTGATTATACAACATACTTCCCTACATACGAACAAGCCGAACAAGTTAAACAACAAATCCAGTCAGAGGACAACAACTGGTCATATACCGTAACTGAAACAGATACTAACCAGTTCGTAATCGAAATCAGAGACGAATCAAACAATTACATAGGGAGACTATAGAACTATGCAAACACATAAAGCAGTCGCTACTATATTCATGAAACAGAAATCGAAACATATCCAGAAGTATATCGACAACAAAATAGGAAAACACTTCTACTCAACTATCGTCCAACAACACATCGAATCCGAACCCGATTCACTTCCGATCTTTATCAAAAACATACTCTGTTACATAACAGACCCGATATACAATTACGATTCTGATATATGCCCGTTCTGTGTGGAAGTACCATCATATCATGATTGCCTCAATAACTGTGCCTGGGGCAGAAAATATGGCCCGTGCAGTGAGATAACTTCTATATATCACGATATAATATCTACAAGTCCGGTAGCTGAACATTATTTGAACCTATCAGAATTTCTGAGAGAAGCTACTCCGTTCGTACAAGCGGTAACACAGGATATAACAGCATATCTCACATTAAAAAGCATAAATATTCAGGAATATGTAGCGGAAGTGCTTACAGAATCGGAAACATGCTGTGATTCGGATGCGTGGATGGTCGTGTCAAAGTTCGTATCAGAAGAAAGGTCTGTTACTGAAGCAGACCTTGAAACGATTCCGATTTATGGAGATATTCTGACAGAATCTGAAGCGGTAGCTGAACAACTTTATGACATGACAAAGTATTTGCCTATGCATGAGCATAGTACGTTTTTTACTGATAATCCTGAAAAAATGATGGTTAATGCGTTCAGGAAGGCAGGTTATGTAATCGTTCCTGCCTGAAACATATCAAACAGTGTCATAAATTGTGACACCTGACACAACATACAAAACATTATAAGTGTCTCCTGTGTGTGGTAGGGCAGGAACAAACCAACATACATAACCGTTCCTGCCCCACTTTATGAAAGGAGTAAAAATATGCAGAACAACACATCAAACACTCCATACGCTCTACTGTTTCATACGTTGCAGATTACTAAAGAGGCTATGGAACAGATTCTTGCCTGTAGAGCTTCAGACGGAACGAAGTGCGTTCCTAATGATGAAGATTTCACAAATCTGGAAAAAGCTATAGAACTTATAGACAAAACGTATGAGGAGCTTAAATCATGAGTGACCAGGTACATGCAGATTACATAATCTATGCCGCTAACAAGCTGATTAACAAAATAAACCGAAACATGCCAAAGACTAAATCAGTTACTAAGTCGTTAGACGTAACTGACATAAACCCGCACGAACTTCACAAACACTTACAATCCATACCGAAACAGTGCCACTTCACGTCACACTCACAACCAAGTCCACATCAAGATAACGTATTCGTTATCTGGCAAGAAGATGAACCACTAACTGAAGAAGAAAAAGAAGAATACACAGAAAAGAAGTTTAACGTAAACTTGTTCAAGTACATATACGAAACAGTTACTAAAGCAGGTTACAAAAGAGTATCTGCACCAGTAACGAAACCGATAAATGCATACAAGATGTACAAGCAAGGAAACTATAGAGGGTTACAGGAATATTACTCAAACTTTTTCGTGAGAGGGTAAATCATGCAACACATAAAAAATATAGTAATCGCTTCTATATTTCTGTTTTACGTTTTAATGCTGTTCTGGTTCGCATACGCTATCGTTCCTGATTATCCAGTAAAACCATACAAACCAATCGACTATAACTATATAAAGGAACGAATGAAGTATCATGGAACACTGTACACTTATAAAGATAAATCAGGTACTTGGAGGTTCAAACGTGACAATAAAGAATGTAAATTATGGTAAAAAGAAGAAAAAAGAAACTTTCTGTGTGACACACATTAGCAACACAAAACAATATTCTACAAAAGTTTCCGGTTACGTTTACGGTTGTTACGGAATATACAAAGCAGATCATGACACTAAACATCCCTGGAACGTAATCTTGCTTGATACAGGAAGCTTGGTCGTGAGACTGTCCACTTTTAACAAAGCTCGGAAACTGGTCTCGATTCTGATCAGTAAAGGTTACAATGGAAGGAACTGGTGGGATTCACCGGAAAAATATGAAGTGAAACAGATTGTTAATGATTTTCTACAAAACAAATTTGGCCGGTAACATTGCATTACCGGCCCACATACGGAGGAGGATCGTATGCGTGAACGAAAGGAGACGTAAACACACAACTACAATACAACAAGGCACAGAATATGTCAACTACTTGTTCGAATCTATTTCAGAACAGCACAAGTTCCCGACATGCTCAAGTTTTATCTTGAGTTCTGTGTAATGTACATGATTACGCTTTTCAGCGTCCCGTTGCTCCTGCTCTACACTTCTTATGCGCTCTAACTGCTGTTCAAGTCGAACCTCGATTTTTGATACAGCTTTGACTGCATACATAAGATTGTAGATGACGATTACTGTTGTGACAAGTAACGGAGCAATCCAGGAAATATATCTAATAAAATCAGGTTTGTTTTCGTCCATACCAACACCATATATTACAGGAGGTAAAATTATGTCTATTCTACATGATACTATACCAGACGAACCTTTTAAGCAAGAAAATTTCAAGATTCACATGAATTACGGCAGGCACATAATTGTAGATGGCCTGACATACATGGATTACGGAATACATGAGGCAGGTCATACATACTATGTAACTTGCCTGCACAACGGGAAACAGGTGGCTTATTTCCAGTTGCTTAACAATGCAAAAGAGTTCGTGTTACAGGCTATATCTAACAACCTTACAGGGGAGGATTGGTGGTACGAACCAGGTTCGTACCAGAAAGTGAAACAACTCATAAGAGAGATAAAAACATAACACAAGGAGGCAAAATCATGCACGAATTTCAGTTCATAGTCAGGTTCTATCATGATGAAGATGATCCGTTCAACTTCACACAGGAAACATTCACAGTCACCGCTTCAGATTCGGATGAGGCACATAGTAAGCTCGATGACTTGATAGAAGAAGAAATTGAGACTTATTATGGCGAAGTTTATGAAGTAGAAACAAAACTTGAAAATGTTTGTTGACAGAACGTAAACAATATACTATACTAACACACAACATATCACGAAAGGAGACAATACTATGCAGTTCATCATCCCAACACAGACAGCCGAAGCTCTGACTATAATCGCAAACCACAAGGAATCGGAGTTCAAATTCCTTTATTACGATTCTGAAACTCACCACTTAATCGCAATCCCGCACGGAAATTTTATGGCGTTCGCAAACATCCACGAGTGTCAGGATATGCTTCAGGAATTTCCTGAACCTGATATAAAGCATACCGATCCACCAGAGACTCCGATCCCGATCCCGGCCAAAATCCTGGCTAATGCCATAAAAGCTTCAGGCTCGTACCAGAAAGCTCTTTTGCCTATTGTCAAAACCCTGCTCGTTTCCGTTAACACTAACGATTCAGTTTCGGTTACGTCTATTGACAAGGACATAAATATATCGACTTTCAAATCAAAAACACACTACAGGACATTGCCTGATTACAAGTACGTTTTCAAAACGTATGATGAATCAGACAAGGATTCCGTACCGATTCAGGTTAATCCTGATTATCTGAACACGATTACAAAAATGGCCGTGAAAGTAACAAAAACATATGAAACCCCGAATATGGAACTGACACAAATCAGGGACGGACTGATTTACGGCTCAGTCAACTCTCTGAACCACACCTATCTCAACCCTGAAATCAGGTTCGCTATAGGGCCGCTTCATTTACCAGAATAAATAAATTATGCCGGTGGCATAACGTAAACACTATACTATCTTAACACGAAAGGAGACAAACCATGAAAGTATCAAAAAACGATTGTATTGTCGTAACCAGTGAGGCTGTGAAACTGTCAGACATCGAGCCATGTTCTGACAACGAATCACATATACTCAGAACAAGTCCATCACAAATCCGAGTCTATATTGACGGCCATATTATGTCCATTATTCCAAGGCTCGAAAGACCTGACGCAATACTGTTCGTTCCTACAATGCGGCCTAACACGGCTCTGGATGTAACGTGGCTTCACACGCCTCGTGGATGGACTCTGAAACTGGATTACATTACTGAATCATAAGTTGAGCTACAGCAGGTGTCACAAATTGTGACACCTGCTACACACACTAAAGGAGACGAAACATGAAAAATATCGAACTGTACAAAGAGATAGCAAAGAAGTTTATGGACTTCAAAGCGGAAGCTATTTCTGAATATGCTCCACGGCAGGCCAGGTACTACAACGATCCAGAAGTAATCAGCTACACACACGAACGGCCTAATGTACTTGTCCAGTTAACGTTCAACATTCTGTCCTGGGCATTCGCTAATGCCGCAGATGATTCTGATCTGTGTCCGTACTGTATCGAGTTTGTAGAAAGTGAGTGTATGGATTGTCCGTGGTCTAAACAACACGGCGATTGTCATTTCAACCATTCTGTGTATCAACAGACTATAAGAAGGTTTCCTATCACTAACGAGTACACATACGAGGAACGACATATGGATATATTCAGGATTCTGTATATGTCAGAACATGCAGAACAGTTCAAAAAGTATTTGGTGTCAGCTATGTCTGCATATGATGTTGTACTGATGACCGCTCAATCTATGGTGTTCAGGTATGATGTGGCGTATAAAACGATACCTACTTATGCTGATACAACACCTGAGATTACTGAACACAATATGACGATGCTCCCATTCTGGCCACACTTCTCAGCGGATATTGAGTCGATTTTGCCTACGATGCATCCCGGCCATAGTCCTGTACCAGACAAGATTCTGGCTCAGGCGTTGAACGAAGCAGGTTACAGATTCAAAAGGAGACAAAGGAGACAAGATTATGCATGATATGATTATAGATTTGCTTGGAGATACAGCTTATGGCAAAGCCGCTTACAAGAAACTTGGTAATGTTTCTGAAAATTTCCGACTGTATTATGCAGGCTGGGTAGGAGATAAAGACCCGTCAAAATGCAAAGAGATGGTTGTTAAAGGTGCTGAATTCAGGAAGGCTAAACGAGGCAAGAATAAAGGTAAAATGACTGTAAGAGTTCCTGACACAACTCGTACAGTCATTGTTACCATTGATGATATGAAAGCGTTTCTTGAGGAGTAGCAATATGAAACAGACACACGATTTTGATTTTGACTTTGATTATGTCAACAAAACACTACTGGTCATAGGTGAATATGACCTAAACATCAAAGAGGTTCCGCAATATACACGAAACCCGTTCGCTCTTACTCCAAAATATGCCATCGTTCCTGAGATAACTGATGTCAGGATTTATCATGTGTACGATGAGGATGGCAGAGAGTATGAGCCTGATAATTGGGCTGAATTTGAAGATGAAGTAAAAGAACAGTTGATTGCGAACCTTGGCGAAACTGATGTTTATTAACCTGATGTGTCTCATGGATGAGACACAACACATTTTGTAGTTCACAGAATAATATATACGATACACGAAAGGAGACGAATTATGAAAAATATACTTGAGACCATCTATAAGGCTGACGGGTTTATGATAAATAACAGATGTTATGACTTGTATTCGATCAATGATAAGAGCTTGTTTGTGTTCTCTCATAGTGCGCCTGAAGGTTATTATTACGAAATAACTTTTGATCATGAAGCACTTGAGAACGCTGAGGTAATCAATGCTGAACAGGGCTTGATTAAGGCTCATGACAGGGACGGATATGAAGTCTATATAACTTTGCTCAGGAAGTGGAACTTTGCGGAGGCTGAATCATGAAAGATCAGAAAGAGTTAAAGCCGTTTTGTCACAGATGCGAATGGTGTGGGTATACGGCCAAGGACAGTGAATTTATTTCAGGGTATTGCCCGGCTTGTTGTGCTGACAATATAACAGGCGAAATAGATACAGATTGTATTCCTACAGTGTTTTATGAAGAGTACAAGGAGTATATGCCATGAAAAATTCCTGACAGTATCAATGACGTTCAGAAAATAGTCTGTTGACATACCGTAAATATTGTGCTAACCTGACAAAATCCACTTTCACTTTTAATCTAGGAGGAAAATATGCATCTTTTCAAACTTGTCTCAGGCGAGACAGTAATCGCAAAAATCAAACAGGAAACGAGCCACAAGTACAAAGTAACAAATCCTATGGTACTCGTGCCACAACAACAGTCCATCCTTTTCATGCCGTTCATGTTCGGAGCCGAACCGAATCCGATTTCAAATGACATCACAATCGAGATTGAAAAAGCTCACGTCATATCTGTAACCGATTCGATTGTTGAACAGGTCTATAACACGTATGAACAGCGGTTCGGCTCAAACATCATCAAACCTTCCAGTTCCACACCGTCAAATCAATCCATCAACTAAGAGGAATAATATGGCACGAACAACAGTAGCAGACATTAAAAAGGAAATTGGTTGGACTACCGAAGGCCCTATGTGCGCTAACTGTAGGTGGTATAGCTCAGAAATTATACCTGCAGGTCCGCGCAAATATTATAAAAAAGAGATTAACAAAAGATGTACCAGACACACTTTCGCAACTAAAAAACGTGCTTGGTGTATGCATTACGAGAAAAAAGGCGTATAACTATGACCATTGAACAATACATCAAAAGATATGACATGACCTATGAGGAATTTGCAGATATTGTAGGTTGTTCTGTGTCTGCAATTACCTTGTGGGTGCAAGGTAAGAGGACTCCGAGGCCAAGTATGGCCCAAAACATAGTAATAGCTACAGACGGAGAAGTGACGCTTGAAGACCTGTATATGACAGAGAGGTAACAAATGCCGATTCCAGTTACGTTTAGTGTAATAACGAAACAGGACGGCTTGTTGACCAAACGCATATATCAGGATGAATCAGGTGCGCTCGTAAAAGATGCAAGTGAGTGTTACTTGGTAGAGGGTGTACTTGAGGTTGTTAAAATAAACTTTGAAAAACTTGACGAGTTTCTGAATAACCTCAAGACAAATCAGGCTATTGTTGCAGGTGTTCCCAAAATCTATGTAACAGGTTCAGACAGACGTACCAAGTATGAGATTGTCAGCAGGCAACTCAAAGAGGACGAGCCTGAACGGTACAAGAACGCTATAACAAGAACACTCGATGACATAGTGTGGCCGGATGAAGGCGGGATTATGTATTTTGATTATGACCCGCCTCCTGACACAACACCGTTTATAGGTAATCAGCTTGTTAAACGGCTTAAAAACCTGCACTGGTTGTTGCGTGATGCGGCTATGTTATGGCGTCCATCTGCTTCGTCTTGTATCTATCTGAAACAAGGCAATAATAAAGAGCTTGTTCAAGGCGTTACAGGACAGAGAGTGTATGTTCCTGTTTCGGACTTTACCAAGATTAAGGAACTGGTACAGATTCTGACCAATATATGCTGGTTTGAAGGTCTTGGCTGGTTTCTTATATCAAAAGCTGGAACATTGTTGCCTCGTGTTCTGTTTGATACGGCTGTGTTCTCTCCTGAACGCCTTGATTTTGCGGCACGTGCAGGATGTACTGATCCTGTGTGTCAGATACCTGTTGAGTCAAAATTCTATCCAGGTATTGCACTGGACACGAACAAAACCGAGCCTATCAGTCCTGCCCATACACAAGCTGTCCAGGGTTTGATTAAACTTGAGAAAAACAAATATGTCAATCAAGCTAAGGAAATCAGGGAAGAGTATGTGAAACAACAGACAGAGCAATTAAAGAAACATGGAGATGTAAAGCACCCTACCAGAACTGTGACGAGTCGGTTGTCCGGCGTTCTGTTGCCGGACGATATTATCTATACAAACGACAACGAGCCTATAAAGGTTGCAGATTTGTTCACGAACAGAGAAAAATATGAAGATATGGTGATTCGTGACCCTATCGAACCTGATTATGGCAAGAGCAAGGCCAAGATATTTTATAAGAGCGATTACGAGATAATCATAAATTCGTTCGCTCACGGAGGCCGTGTTTATACTTGTATAGAGCCGTCAGAAACACTCGATGAGTGGTTAAAAAATACATCATCTGATGAAGTGTTAGACACCGGATTGGCTCGCCTCAGCTTACTTAAAAAAGCTGATGCAATCAGGTATGAGCAGTATCTATCCAAAGTTGCAAAGACGGTAGGCGTAAGGAAACCTGTACTGGATAAAGAGGTTAAAAGCTACGAAAAGTCTGAAGAAACTTCTGTAGAAGGTGTAGAATTAGATGATGATCTTGAAGTTGAAAATTCACACCACGGAATTGCTATGGCGTATTTGTCAACACAACCGCATGAATTAGTTGGTTGTTATGATATGATTTACAGATATGACGGAAAGGCAAGATGGGTTCCTGTACCTATCAGTACAATATCTGTAGAGATAGCTGGATTCTTTGGTGATACCTACAACGTATGCAAAAAGAGGGGTGATTATATTTCTATCGCAAGACATATCTACGAAATGAAAGAAGATGAGCAGTTCTTTGTTAATGCTCCTGTCTCATTTGTTACACCGGAAAACAGGGTGTACATAATAGAAGATGGGAAGGTTACAGAAACTGCACCGAGTCCTGAATTAAAAACAAGATACAAACTGAAAACGGAAGTTGACAGGAAAAATATGCCTGAAAAATGGCTCAGATTCTTACGTTGGGCATTTTTACGTGATCCTGACCAGATTCTTGTACTTCAGGAAGTGTTTGGAGCCGTAATATTCGGTATGCTTAACAAATTTCATAAGGCTGTGCTTTTCTATGGGATTGGTTCTAACGGAAAATCAGTCGTTATGAATGTGTTAAGGTCATTACTTCCTGATGAATTGGTTGTATCAGTCAGTCCTTATGATTTTACTGATCCATGTATGCGGGCTGAACTTACTGACAAATTGCTCAATGTAGTTTCCGAGCTACCTCAAACCCAGGTACTGTCCTCTGACAACTTCAAAGCTGTAGTCGATAATGTCCTGATTTCTGCCCGAAGAAAGTACGGACACCCGTACAGTTTCGTATGCGATGCGGCTCAGGTATTCAGTTCAAACCACCTTATAAAAACGTCTGATATGTCACATGGTATGTTAAGGCGTTGGTTAATGTTTGAGTTTGCTCAAGTTATCAAAGAAAGAGATAAAGATGTGAGACTGGCAACCAAACTGCTACACGAAATGCCTCAGATTCTTGGCTGGGCATGTGAAGGTCTTGAAAGGTTGCTTGCCCAAAACAACTTTACACTCACCAAATCACACCATAAGTTGATGAATGAGTGGAAAATATCAGAAGATGTACTCGAAGCGTTCCTGGCTACATACAGTATCAGCAAGGTAAAACCGCCTGAAACAAAACCTCCGGCAGTAGGTGTAAAAGAGGTTTATAAGGCTTATAGAGAGACTGCTGGCAGTATGGATAAGAGACCCATGCCAAGACATAAATTTATTGATGAGATGAAACGGCTCGGTTTCAGGGTAGCCAAGAAACGGAATAAGGACAGTTTCATAAATATGTTGATGAAAATAATATAGAGGATAAAAACCATTTTAATCTTTAATAAAAATGATTAAATCACAAAGATATACAGCATACAGACAGAATCAAAGCAAGAATGATGTTCTTGATTTGGTTTTTAATGAATTGACTTGGTTACGAGACAAAATCAATGATTATATCTTTGATAATCTTGTTTGTCTTATAACGAACAAGAAAGTTCTACTCCAACAATATGCTCAGTTTACTTCTGATATAGTCCCAGCTTGTAATATTCAGAAAGAATATCAGTTTCAAGTTAGATTGTATGAGAACAGTGTTAAAGCTCAATTAAAGAAAGTAAATCTAAAGATACAGAAAGACATTAAAGTTTCTCGTTACAAAAGAAAAACCAAGAAACATAAGGTTGGAGACGTAAAAAATTTTAAGTTAATAAAAAAGCCAACTAATTTAAGCAAATTTATCAAATTTTTGGTTTACTTAAATCCAGAACAATTTGAATCTGCCAAAAATGATTGGTTCCAGGAAGCACTTAATTATTACGAGTCAAAACCATATTTCGATAGAATTGTTAAGATTTCTCAACAAATTCGTCAAAGAGCAATATCTAATGTTAGAAAGATTGAGTACAAGAATGAAGCAGTTTTGAAAGCATCTAAAAATTATGCTCAAATAGTACAAGATGAAACAAATAGCCTTTATAATTGGTGGCTTTATCTGAAACTTAAGAAAGGTTATGGCGGGATTTATCTGCCGTTACAGACTAATTTTGATTATCATACCCCAGATAAATTGATTGCAAAAGAGTTTCTCATTTTTAGAAGAGAGAACAAAAGTAAAGTACATGTAGTTACAACCTGCAATGCTGATGACCCAGATTTCGTTTCAGAGTGTTACAGAGCTGTTGGTCTGGATGTAAATCTGAAACATAATTTTGCTGTGTGTTCAGATGGAACTGAATTTGACTTTGATAGAAATTTTATCAAGAAACAGATTGAACTTTTGAAACAGTTTGATGAGATTGGTTATCAAAATCTTGACTCTGGACAATTAAAGAAACTGAAGAAAATCCATAGGAGATTGAAAGGTTATTTTGATTATCTTTGCTCCAATATTCTAAGAACATTAAGCAATAAAGGAGTAACAGATTTAGTCGTTGAAGATTTGTTACTCAAAGATAAATTCGGTTTTTGTGAAGAGTTTGGAATCAAATGGATTAGACTTTCTAAACTTCTTCATTTAAGTAGTGTTAAGAATGCTCTTGTAAGAATTGGAGAAAAGTTAGGAATCAGAGTTCATGTAACTCATGCTTCATATTCGTCTCAACAATGTTCTGATTGTGGATTTATAGACAGAAAGAATCGCTTGACACAAAAAGATTTCAAATGTGTTCAATGTGGATATGAAGATAATGCAGACCATAATGCATCAATGAATTTATGTAACAGATTGACTTCAGATGTTCTGAAGTCCAAGTTGCATAATGCTGATGCGTTTGGAAGACTTGTACCGAAGAAGTTGAATCGGTACAAGTTAAAAAGTTTGTTGGAAGAGTTTGTATCACCTATTTCTTTTTCAACAAATTTTGTTAAAACTCTGTAATGAGTTTTAACGATTTTAATAAAAAGCAAGGTGTGAAAATTAGTATGAACGAATAAAAAGTTGTTGACATACTGTAAAACGTATGTTATTGTAGTCTTAATCGTTAATCGTTAATCTTAATCACGAAAGGAGACAAATCATGAAAGTTACCGGAAGGAAAGCATCACTTATCAACAAGGCTTGCAGGATTAATAATCAGATCAAGGAGCTTGAGGCTCAGTTGAAGGCCATAAAGAAGGAATTGGATATAGACAAGCCTGGGACATATATGGCTGATGAAGGCGTCTTGGTTGTGAAGTCTGCCAAGAAGTATGCCCCTATTGATCCTGAGACATTTTACAACAGGCTCAAAGCAGAAGGTCGTATAAATCATTTCTTTGAGTGTATCAAGGTTCAGGTTACTGCCACAAAGAAAATCATGGACATAAGCAGTCTCCAGGAAGTAATCGGTGAGACTTTGAAGTGGAGTTGGAATTGCTGATTAGTTCTGGAACTGGTGTGTATATGACAGCAGGTTGTAATGTGCTTGTCAGGAATAAGTCTGATGAGTCATTACAACCTGCTGTATTCACAGGTTTTGAAGATGGTAAGTATAAGTGCAGACTTGATGACGGAACAGTGGTTTTGTTCAAAGAGTGTCTGTTACCGTATCGAGAATATTTGAGGAATCAAAAATGAGTAAATTATCCTACACAAAAGAGACTCTGTATCACTTCCGTTGCGGGGTATGTCACGGTCATTGGACAATAGGAGATTATGTAATCGACACTGACAATATTATGTTCTGTCCGCATTGCGGATATAAAGACGAAGTGAAGGCATATAACATATGCTTGAATTGCCGTCATAAGGGCGTATGTCCGAAACAGAGTCGGAGTGTGATTGAGTGTGAAGATTGGGAGGTTAAAAATGGAAATTAAAAAATTTGTAGCTTACACAGAAGAAAGGTATGTATGGACTTGTCCTTACTGTGGTGAATTGTGTGAAAATGATTGTGAAGACCCAGCAGACGAAGATTACGTGATTTGTGAACATTGTGGCGAAGAAGCTATATGTGAGTACACTGAGAGGGGATGAATATGAAAAAGTACAGAGTTAAAACACGTTGGCCTGACGGAATCATACATGAAATAGAAGTTGAGCGTGAAACAGAAAAATCTATATGGATTAGAGGTAACAGAGAGTTAAAACATACGGAATATAGTCGTATATTTGATACATACTGTGAAGCGTATGAGTTTGTTGTGTCGTTGTTGAACGGTAAAATCGAACAGTTGCAACGAAAGTTAGATAAATATACTGAACAACGTGACGGACTTATAAACAGAAGTGAAGAGTGTTGGACTGAATAGTAGATAAACTATATTTTTACTTCTGTATTGGTTTTATCCCAAAACGACGAGCACTAAAAATGATAATAACTAATTTCAATATAGTTACATGGTTCAAAGTATATCAACAAAAAACTTGCATACAAAGAATACGTGAACATTTAACGTTTTTCGGGTTTGATACATCTCACTTAACTGATGACAATTTGAAGGAGCGTGTGCTGTTTGCCAGTAAAACATTGTGTAAGGCTGGTTTAACAACACACCAAGTTATTAAGGGTTTGCACTGTTTTAGAAACAATTTATAACAGTTGCTTAACAAGTGAAAGTAATAACCATGACTGCCCGAATGAAAACAGACATAATCCTGGCCTCAATCGCTGGCATGGCCGAGACGCTTGCCCCACACTTTCCAGAACTTGCTCTTGAAGAAGTTCATAAAGCAGCTACGGATGCGTTATCAAAGTGGCCTGTAAGTGTTTTGAGAGGTAAGAAAGCTGTCAAGTATATCAAAACAGTTGAACGTAAACTTGATGCGTTTGATGCTGAAAACGTGTTCAAGGGCGCAACTATGGCAGGTGTTATCAATTTCTGGCTTGCAATTCTTGAGACATTGCATGGCGAAACGAGCCGGAAACGTAGTGTGATTATTGATGATTTACAAGACTTGCTTCGAGAATACACTGAACACCTGAAACTGGATAAAGATGAGTATATTGAGGAAGGTTCTGTAATGGCTGACAAGTTTTTTGAAGTGATAGAGAGAGCGTAATTGAGGAAAATTATTAAAACACTACATATGAAAGCTGTTACTCATTAAAAAATTAAAAGCAATATGTCAAACGATATTGCTGAAGAATATTTTAATCGACACCTAACGTCAAGGGCTGCCAGCCGCCGGATTGCAGGTATGGAGGTAGATGATGAACAACCAGAACAACACCAGCAAGACGCACGCACAACCGCCAGCGGGTAGGCGGTCTGGCTCAGCGCATTGTTAACACATTCTATAACCGGGAGGAGAACAATGAAGCGGATTGAAAAAGATATTGAGTGTAAGTCTTGTAACGGGACTGGAGTTTATGTCGGTATGTCGGAAAGAAACGGGGCGGCAGTTATCTGTCATACTTGCAACGGAACCGGGAGACAACATTACGTCTTCGAGTATGAAGAATTTACCGGAAGAAAAATAAGAGATGGTGTTACTCGTGTGTATAAACAATCATACGGGTTTATAATCGCCCCAAAAAAGACAAAATTTGCAGGCATTGGAACTGTGGATATGGCGGCAAAAGGGGTTAGTTATGATGACTTTCTGCGCGGAGAAATGCCGGAACACGTCAAACAGCTTGCTTGCCCGATGCTTGCAGACCAGGCAGCTTGTCATGGGATTCCCGGTTTCGTTGATGACTGTGAAAGACTCCACGGCGGTTCGTTGCTGGGGTCGCTTCTTTCAAGATGCCGGAACCAGAAAAATAAGCTCGAATGTTGGGAGCGTTTCAATAAGGCGCAGGTTAAGTGCTAACACAAAAGATCACCAGCCGCTACGGAGCGCATATGATTCTTTGTGTAATCTATATGTGTAGAGAATGAGTAAACCTTAACAAGAAAGGAGTAGAATTATGCTTAAACTCGAAGACATTGGTATGGGTGCATTGGCAGAGCTTTTCGAAGAAGAGCTAGCCAAAGTGGTTCAAAACATTCACGATCTCAGGACAAAGCCTGATGCGGTGCGAGAAATCAACATCAAGCTGAAGCTGAAACCTGACAAGAACAATCGTGGCCTGGCACAGCTTGAAACCATCGTCAACTCCAAACTCGCTCCAGTTCCGCACACAACCCAGGTTCTGTCCGGTGTAACAGGCTCAGGTGTGGACATCAGCGAAGCTGATCTGTCTCTGAAAGATACGTCAGTATCACAACTACAGGAGGTTAAGTAAATGACACGAGACGGAATAGAGAAGATTCAGGAAATGACTGCCACAGGCATACACAAGGCTGAAAACGGCCGGGAAATCGGTTTTGGTGACTGGTCGTACATCGAACCGTATGAACCGAAACCGATCTATACAAAAACTCTGGCGGGTTTCTGTGACTGCGTAAATACGTTGTTCAGGGATGCTGTAGATATTGTCATAGCAGGAGCATTCAAGGTGATATGTCTTGGTAAACCGGATACGACAACGAAAAAGCGGCCACAACTGTGCATTGCAAAGACAGACACGGAAAGTGTTGATACTATGCTCAGAAACAGTTACGAACTGTCAGATTTTTTCAAAGCGTTCAAGCGGAATTTTTACTTTGAAGAAGCCAGTGCCCCGTCCTTGCTTGAGTTCATGTCCAACATCAGTCAGGAGCATTTGACAGAACTTCGTGATAACGGTGTGTCTCAGCAGGTAGTGGTGAAGAACGGAATCACAAGTCTGGCGCACAAGAGCATCGGTGATTCGGTAGAACTGAAGCCAAAATGTATGTTTGCTGAAGTCGATACAACACTGCCCTATTTTGTGCGTATGGACAGGAACGGTAAAGTATCACTGTCTCTGGCCTATGGTGAGATTGAGCTTGCCCAGGTTGCGGCAGAAGTACAAACATTTATTCAGGACAATACTGAGTGTATAGTGGTGGTGTAACCGGATAGGTAAACGGACAGGTAAGCGGGCACGTAACGTGCCCGTTTTGGTTTGAGGTAGGTGATGAGTAATAAAGACTGGACAGGAAACAAAAAGAGTATCTATGTAACACTTGGTGCATCTTCTCATACAGAGGATGATAGACAGAAACATGATTACTATGCTACTGAACCGAAAGCTGTTGAACTTCTGTTAGAACTTGAACAGTTTAATAACGTGCTTGAACCCGCTTGCGGTGAAGGTCATATATCAAAGGTACTTGAACAACATAAGATACCTGTAACAAGTTATGATAAATATTCATACGGATATGGGCAAATTCAAGATTTCTTTGGTATTACACGATGGTACGGCGACATAATCACGAACCCTCCATACAAACTTGCACAACAGTTTGTGGAACATGCACTTGAGATAATACCCGAAGGTAGAAAAGTAGCAATGTTTCTTAAACTTCAGTTTCTTGAAGGTAAGAAACGTAAAAAGATGTTTCAGAAATATCCTCCAAAAGTAGTTTATGTTTCTGCTTCAAGACTGGTTTGTGCAAAGAATGGTGAATTTACCAAAAATGTGAGTCGTGCTGTGGCTTATGCCTGGTTCGTTTGGGTAAAAGGATTCAAAGGTGAACCTGTGATAAGGTGGTTTAATTGAGGAGACAGAACCATGATCGAAATAAATTTAGCTGACGACATAGAACGTGGCGCAGGCTGGTTTTTTTCGCCTGTTACATGCGCTAATCTTCAGGAACGGTATGAAGAACTTTTCGGTGATGAAAACATGCCTGACGTAGAGCAGATAGACAATTTGTTGCGTGTATTGGACTTGAACGAATCACTTGTGTATTGAGACTTATGGATATTACATTGATACAAGGCGATTGCAGAGAATTACTAAAAAATATCTTTGATAACTCTATAGATATGGTCTTTACTTCTCCTCCTTACGCTGACAGGCGAAAGAACGTGTACGGAGGAATACCTGAATCACAATATGTAGATTGGTTTAAGCCTATTGCTGCAGAGTTAAAGCGTGTACTTAAGCCTACAGGCAGCTTTTTCTTGAACATAAAACCTCACACGAATAAAGGTGAACGTAGTTTGTATGTCTTTGATTTGATTATTTCTCTTAAACGTGAAATAGGTTTTATGTTTGTGGATGAGCTTTGTTGGATTAAGAACCCGTTTCCTGGTGCGCTCAAAGGTAGATTCAAAAACGCTTTTGAGCCTGTTTACCATTTTACAAAAGACACACCTACAAACATAAAATTTAATCCTACAGCTTGCGGTACACCTATAAAACCTGAAAGCGTAGCTCGTGCTTATAGGAAACAGTGTGGTAAGCCTGTTAATGGTAGTGGCATGGCAGGGCTTGAACAAACAAATCTGAGAAAAATAAAGATAACAAGACCATCAAACGTGATACACGCTAACAATGTAAGCAACCAGTTCACTCTTAAAGCTAAACATCCCGCTACCTTCCCTGGAAAATTAGTGGAGTTTTTTATAAAAAGTTTTACGGATGAGAATGATACAGTCCTTGATCCTTTTATGGGCAGTGGGACAACAGGCGTTGTTTGTAGAAAGTTAAACAGGAAATTTGTCGGTATAGATATTATGCAAGAATATGTTGACTTAGCTCATGAGAGAATAAACAGTTGACATACTGTAAAACGTATGTTATTGTAGCACCTGTAAATCTTAATCTTTAATCTCAATCACAAAAGGAGACAGAATCATGTCAAAAATGAAAACAGCCAAGGATGTTGACACGTCAAGCCTCGATGCCATTACCCGTGCCCTCGGCATCAACACTGCCAAACCGAACCCTATCAAGGTCAAGTTCAGTTGGTGGCCCCGTTCCCGCAAACACTACACATACACTATCGTCGATTATATGGATGAACGGATAGTGAACGGTAACCCGAACCCGAAAGGTCCGGCTAAGAAGCTGGTCAAGGTTGAGTCAAAGGCCGGATACGGAATACAGAGTTGGTCGGATTGCGGTTGGAATCTGTGTTTTATGTTGTTCGGATCGGTTGCTGACGAGGCACTTGAGATGGGTAAGAAGGATAACAAGTGCGTGACAATCTCGGTGATAACAGATATTGAACAGGCTGTACATGATGATCCTGAGTTACAGAGAATTGTGTCCAAAGAAACACCTGTAGAATTTGTTGAATGGTTGAAGAAACGGAAGAAAGGTCTGGTCGGATTCGATTACAAGACTACTTTACTTGCGGCTGAAAGGTCGTTGAAATTGTGGCGTGAATCGAAAGGTGTGAAGGATCGTGACGGTAATCTGATAGAAGTAAAATTCGGTGAATAATTATGTCAAAGTTTAACGATTAAACAATAAGGTAGCTATCAATGAACACTTTGATTGTAGAGCAGGCTTTTAACAAGACAGGTAACAGCAGAAAAAAGTTAATTGACGCTTTACGTGCTGCTTTGAATGCAGCAGAAGGAGGCGAAAATGAAGTTAATGTTACCTATAATAACACAGAAATAATGTGGAATTTTAGTGATGGTGAATTTTTGTTGTTAGTTAAGTGTGGGCTTTTAGATAGCGTATTTATAGAATAATTATGAACAAAATAATCGAAACCGTAAACAAAAACTTCCATGTACCTCTGTCTCCGTACAAGTACCAGGCAGAGGTACTCGAAAAATCTGAATCGTGGCCGTGCTATGGTTGCTTTATGGCCCCAGGCACAGGCAAGACCTTAACCTCAACCTATAAAGCACTCTATGAGACAGAAGTATATGGAACAGAGCGGATACTGATTATTGTCCCGCCTATATTGATTACACAGTGGTATTACTGGATGTCCAATATTCGTACTATAGACGGTAAACCACTGAATGTGCTTGCGTACAAAGGCACGAAGAAGCAGAGAGAAAAGATGGACTTGGAAACACCCGATGTAGTTATAGTTTCCACAGATATTTACAAAAGAGATAATGACAGGTTCAACGAAGTGTTTGCAGGTGTCTCAACTTCTGTCATACTCGATGAAGCACATTGTATAAAGAACCCTGAAACAGCTAACTACAACGCCGTATTTTGGGCTTACAATCACACATACGGTAACACCCTTCAGATGCTTACAGGAACGCCTATAAGTAAACCTCTGGACGCATACAGCTATATATCGTTACATAGCCCTGACCTGTACAAATCTTATGAACTGTTCGAGCTTACTCATGTAGAAGACTTTGACTTTTACGGTAAGCCAATAACATATCGTGACTTGGACTTGTTGCATGAACGGTTGTACAGACGGGCTGTGTCAGTGCTTGCAGAGGATGTGCTTGATTCGTTGCCTCCAATATCACGTATCATTCAGCACTATGAATTGAGTTTAAAACATGAAAGAGTTTATAAGAAGCTCATGCAGTACCAGATACTTGAATATATTGATGAGCATGGCGAAGATGCAGTCATTGATGCGACTGACGAGGCACGGTTTTACAACATAGCGCAACGGATAATATGGTGTCCTGAAGAATTTGGCCAGAACATAAAAAAGATAGCCGGACTTGAGCTTATCAAGACCCTGGTTGAACAAAGCTCTGACAAGACCATTATTTATGCCAATTACAGGAGAGTGAATCGTAAGATACTCGACTACCTGAACAAAATTGGCTACGAGGCCGTTGGTCTATGGGGTGATATGAACGCATCTGAACAAGATAAAAACTTGTCTGCGTTCCTTAATGAGCCAAGTGTAAAGTGTCTTGTAGCCAATCCGGTATCTGGTGGTGTAGGACTCAATCTTCAGGGCGTGTGCAGTAATATAATCTTTGCCGAGTTTCCGGTCGTGCCTGGAAGGTATCGCCAGGCTGAAGCACGAGTGTACAGGGACGGACAGAAGAAGCACGTTAATGTCTGGAACTGTATGGCACTCAATACGATTCAGGACCGGATATACGGCAACTGTGTTCAGAAAGATGCTGTTAATTCTCAAGTGGTTCTTCAAGCTAACCAGCTTGGAGAAATTTTCAGAATAAAGTAAGAAAGGAGATAAATAATGCCAAACGGAAGAATTTTGAATGACGAAATAGACGCAATCATGGATGAGTTTATTGATAGTGCAAAAGACTGTCCTGATGAAGCGTGTATGGATTCACTTTGTTTCATGTGGCTACAGAGGCGTTGCAGGTACTTGGGCAGGAATGGTGAAGTTGCGTACAGTCTGGTATCTGCTATCGAAAAAATGTTCGAAATAAGTTGAAAAGTGTTTGACAAATAACACGGCATAGTGTAGTCTTACACTAAATCGCTAACCTCAATCTAAGGAGTATTTATCATGGTATTACGTTCCAAAAAATCTTCAATCGAAACCGAAACCGTAATCGAGCAGAATGACGTTCCGTTCGAGACAGATGAACAGGCCAAGGCCAAACCTGCTGAAACACAGGCCGAAGTCAAGTCTGAACATACAGAAACCAAGGCTGAACCCAAGGCCGAACCGCCTGCCGAAGTCAAATCCAATGCCCCGCCAACCCAGCTTACTTTCGGAGGCAAGACCATAGAAAGCCCACTCGATAATCTGTTCGAGGCTATGGGCAAGGTCAAGTTCGGTACTTTCCCTATTCTGAAGGCTTCCAATGGCCGTATCGTGGACAATTCAAAGCGTGTGGTTGGGAACTGGTGTACTTTCCGTCCAGTTTCGTACAACTTCAAGTATTGTATCACGACCGGGGACAACACACCGAAAGGTAAGAAATACTTCAAGGTATCTGAAGATGGTGAGTACCTGAATGATGGTTCTGGTATACTCGTGTCTGAGTATATCAACGAACTTCAGGACAAAGGCTTCCCGAAAGCATGTGTCAAAACATACGTTGACCTTATCGGCCTCCTGACTGATTCAGAAGATGACTACCCGGAAATCGGAAACCTGGTACAGTTCAACCTAAGCCCACAGTCAGTCCTGAAATGGGACGCTCTCAGGCTTCAAGCCCCTATGCGAATCGGTATGGGCATGAACAAGCCTGAAGATTATCTCGCAATCAAGGCCACGGTAAGTATAGAGAGCTTTAATTCAAACGAGTTCTCAATCTTTAACTTTTCGGTGGCTGATCAATAAAGGCAGCGGATGGTTTTGCATCCATTGTTCTCCTCATACCTCCTTCCGTGTTGTGGCCGTTACCTTTACAGGTAACGGCCACTTTTAAGTCTGATTAGTTTACGTTTGGTAAACAAGAACGTGAGAGAAATAGTCATGATCACAAAACAAGACCTGCTCCGACCCCGACTCATAATTGACGCAAATTCAATTATTGCTTCCGCTCTGCTCAACAAGAAAGACCCGAAAGGTAGAGATATAGACGGATTTTTCGTAAACACGGCCAATTACGGTTACGGTAACTTTATTGCTCAGTTATTGACTGCGCTCCAAAAAACAAACAAGACCCTGATTGATATAGTGGCCGTGTTTGACGGCAAAGACTCAAGAGCTTCAAGGCGCAGAATATGGGACGAATACAAAGCGCATAGAGAGGAAAGGCCGAAAGAGTTTTACAAAGAGTTCAACAAACTCATTAAACAGGTCAAGAATCTTATCAAGTCAGGTGGTGGAATCTGTGTCAGTTACGATTATGTAGAAGCTGATGATGTTATTGCTCATTTTGTAAAACAGACTGAGACAGACCATATTGTGTGGACTCGTGACTCTGATATGCTTGCGTATGATTGTACTGTCCTGCTTGATAGAACACTGTATCCGAAGAGCGAGCCATTATCTAACAAGCGTACCGAGTTCATACCAAGAAAGTATATCCCTTTGTGGCGGGCACTGGTAGGCGATCCTGGCGATTTCGGGAAACTGAAAGCAAAAGGTTTCGGTCCGAAAGCGTTTGTTAAACTGCTTCAGACCTTTGGTGATGAAGGAATACAGGTCTTGATTGACCTCATAGAACGTCAGGAACTCGATGCGCTTCAGGAAGATGTAGCTGAAATGAAAGAGCTACAGAAACTGATTGATTCTCAGGAAGATGTCTACATAACTTGGGCGTTAGCTCAACCTGTGTACATAGAGGATCACAAGCTCAAGTGGGAGGCCGGTTTCCCGACAAAGATTGATGAGCATGTGTTTGAAGAACTGTCCGCTACACAGCACTTAATCACGGCTGAAACGATAGATGAACTGAAACAGGAACTGCCTGAGTTCATGAATGAATCTAAGTGGGTTGCGCTTGATCTCGAAACAGATGTACCGGAAGAGTCAAGAAAGTGGTCTGAAGTATCTGATATAGACGTAGATGTTAGGTCAAGCCACATATCCGGAGGCAGTATCACTTTCGGTTCAAATCAACAATATACCTGCTATTTCAGCGTAAATCATGCTGATACAGATAACGTATCACTGGATGACTTCAGGCAGATACTTGAAATGATACCTGAAGATATGCCTGTTATGATTCATAATGCGTCAGGGTTTGAGCTTCCGGTATTATACAGAGCATTTGGCGATTTCTGGAAAGATAACAGGTACGGCGGGTTCCTGCCTAATGCTGTAGACACACAATTCATGGCATCTTACGTGGACGAGAACAATTCAAAAAGTCTCAAGAAACTATCTTACAGATGGTTCAAATATCATCAGACTACTTATGAGGAAGTTACTCAGGGCAGAGGTATGTCTGAGGTAACTGGTGAAGAAGTCCTTGGTTACGGATGTGATGATACTATTATGTCATCTGCTTTGTTTAATCTGTTCTCTTTTATCATGGAAGTTGAGCAAACTATAACTGCGTTTTGCAAAGTTGATTTGAAGTCTCAGTACGCAACCGCTCATGCGTTCTTTGGAGGAATCAACTTCGACACAGACAGGCTTGCAGAGCTTGAACAGAAAGATAGAGAGGTCTATAACGAAAATTACGCAAAACTGATAGAGCATCTGAAGCATCTTACATACGAATACGAGGATTTTGATGAAGATGGTAACGATATAACTGTGGTCGAGTATTGGCCTGGAGCGCAGTACCAACCCATAACCAAACTGACTCCGAAAGAGATTAAGAGAGCAAACCTGATTGCTACAGGGAACGAACTAAAGACTAATTTCAGAAAGCTTGAGAAAGTAATTGCGCTTGTAGAAGATGAACACCTCAAAAATCTTCTTATGGATTCACTCGAATCAAAAGATTTTACTGAAGTGAACCAATATCTTGAGGAGTGTTTTGTTCCGAACATAGACTTTAACGTGAAGTCTCCTAATCAGGTAGTTAAACTGATGTATGATTTCATGGGGCTTCCTGTCAGGTTCAGAAACGATTTGACTGAGAAACAGAAAGAAAAAGGTATGCTTGAAGGCAACCCGTCCTCTGACGATACCGCAATCGAATGGGCATTGAAACGGGATGCTCAAACAGAAGAACACAAAGAAATACTTAAAGCTATTCAGAATTGTAGAATGTATCGTACCCGTAAAGGTTACTATTACGATGCGTACCCGAAATTTGTTCACTGGGAAACAGGTAAGATACATCCAGGATTGAGACAGTGTGGTACATCTTCAAGACGGTTTGCGCCTGCGAAACCTAATGTGAATCAGTTGAGTAAACGGACACCGGAAGGTAAACAAATCAGGTCATGTGTCAAACCGCATAAGGAAGGGGCTGTGATATTTGCTCCTGACTTTAGTGGTCAGGAATTGAGGCTTGCGGCACTTGCTTCCGGTGACAAAAACTTCCTGGCTTGCTACATAGGCGAAGAGAAGAAAGACCTGCATTCACTTACAGGTTTCAGTATTAACACGATGCTTGGCGGGCCGTACTCTACTTACGAAGAGTTCGCTGAAGCGGTAGCCCAAGAAATAAAAGAATCGAAAGAATTTCGTGCCAAAGGAAAATCTACAAACTTTCTTGCTCAGTATGGTGGACAGGCAGGTACACTGTCCCGTAAGTTGGTCGTTGATGTAGAAGAAGCTCAACTGTTTTTGAACGCACGTGCTGATGCGTTTCCTGGACTTGTTGAGTGGTCGGAAGATATGGAAGATTTTATACGGGAGAACAAGTATAGTCTTACTATGTTGGGAGCAAGACGGCATCTTGCCAAGGCTCTGCACAGTTCCGATCCCGGTCACGCTATCAGATCAGGCACAAACTTTATTATTCAAGGTTCAGCGGCAGAAATGACGAAACGTGCTTTGGGCAGGATATTTTTTGAAGTAGCTCTGTATTATGACATGCAGATATACTTCCCTGTACATGATGAAGTGGTTATGTCTGTAATGCTTGATGATTTGGTAGAGGTAGCTGGTAAGGTAAGAGATATTATGAATGCACCTTATCCTGACTCGTCCTCTATCGTTCCGTTTGAGGCATCGTGCGCTGTCGGGTTTGATTACTGTAACTTGACCGAAATTGAATGGGAAGCTGTTGAGGAGTGGGTAAATGAACAACTCTAATCCTTATGCCAACAAAGGCAAGAAATCAGAAACAAACGCAAAGAAGTTATTTGAACAACTTCTAAACGACAAACAATTTGTATTCTATCGCTGTCCTGATGCGAGACAGTGCCGTGGCAGGATACGGAAACAGCCAGGGGACTTTTTCATGTGGTATGCCGGAAGGTCATACATAATAGAAGTCAAGGAAGTTAAACACGACTTTCGTTTACCTAAAAAGAGACTTACACAGTTTCCCAAGATGCTTCGGTACAGTATGGCTGGTGTGATTCCGGTAACAATCGTGTTTCATACAACTACTATGTTATGGCGATTTATTTCTTTTAATCTGATTCAGGAGCAGTTTGAGTCAAAATCGGCTTCGTATGTGTTGAAAGAGGCTCCAAGCTATATGAGCTTGGAAGAATTATTTGAAAAGGAGATAATCAATCATGGATCATGACGCTAAAATGAGAGAGATAAATAAAGAAAACGAACGAATTATGCGAGAGTTACGTGACAGTTTCAGCGAAACAGACGATTTTCCTGTAAACGAACCAGTAAGGTATATAACATCAGAACAACCGTTAGGTTTATCTGAAGATGTTTTTACTAATGCGATAGAACTTGCCAAGACGTTACGTGAGTTTTGTGTTGAGCACAATATACCTAAAGATGCTATTATTTGCGGTGTTGCCTGGGACGCAGATACTGTAAGCGAAAAAAGCTATATTGACGGTAAAGACATTATGAAACGGATGATACGTGAAAGGTTGGGACTATGAAACACTTGTTTGTGTTGAGTTCTGTGTCTGAGATAGTACACGACAAATTACCCCGTGAAAACATACCTGTTAATATAATTATGTGCCAAGGCATTTCTAAAGATATTGATTATGTTAAAGGCGGTAACTGTCCTGTAGACACTACTAAACCTTATCCGTGCATAAGGTTTATAGGTACTGACATATGTTGGAGGTACTACAAACACACTGATAGAGACAAAGATTTTAACAAGCTACTTGAATATCTAAACCCACACAAACTATAGGTGTTAGTATGAAACTGGTCATTAAAAAACTCACGCTCAAAAATTTTGAAAAACATGAACGTCTTATTATAGATTTCAATAGTGTACTTACTGTTTTGCAAGGCCCATCAGACGTAGGTAAGTCAAGTATCATACGAGCTTTATTGTGGTGTCTTAGAAACGTAGGCACACCTGCAAAGCTTATAAACAACAAACATCCTAAAGATGTTATGGAAGTTATTGTAGAGCTTGGTGATGGGAGCAGGATACACAGAATATGGCAGAAGAACAGGTTAAATGAGTACAGGATAACTAAAGACAAATACGAACCACAAATACTCAAGGCAGTAGGTATCGGCAAAGTACCTGAAGCTGTTAAGGCTCTGCTTGATATTACTGACCTGAACATCAAGATACAAAAAGACCAGTTCTTTATGCTTGATGACAAGCCTTCTGAACTAATGGAAAAGTTAAATGATGTGTTTGACTTTTCTGAATTGGTAGAGCTACTGGAACTGGCAGAGAAAGAAACCAAAGCTATAGAACAAGAGTCAAAAATAACAGACAAAAATCTGTCTAAACGTAGTAAAGAACTTAAATCACTTTCTTGGGTTGAACCGGCCAACAATATGTATCGTACCTGGGAAGAGATGGTTAAGGAGTATGAGAGTAAGAAAGACAGAGCGGAACAATTACAGTCAAGCATAACAGACGCCAGGACATTACGAGACAATGCACACAGACTGGCTACTGTTTCGAGTATAAACATAGAAAAGCTCAAAAAAGCTCTTGTAGCATCGGCTAAACTTGCCAGAGAGATAAACGAAACTGAATATGGTGTACAAGAAGCAAAACACACAAGAAACAGACTTGAAACAGACCTGCCTGAAAGTTTGTTAGCGTCTGAAACACCTCAAGAACTTAGAAAAGTTGTTGACAAAGTTTCAAAATATGATACACTTGTGTCAATGCTCAAGTCTCTGGATCGTATCGGTACAGTGCTAGATTCTATGGACAGTGCGTTAGCTCAATCGTTTAACACACTTGGAGAGCTTAAAGGCCGTATAGCTGTAATCAGTAATATAACAGAAATAATAAACAGAGCAGAAGATACCAAACTTTATCACAGGAAGTTACGACAGTTTGAGCAACTTAACCAATGTGTTACAAACATAGACAGGTTAAGCACACTGACAAAATCAGTTTATGTTTCACGTGGAACAATAGAAGAACTCACGAACAATATCAGGAAACTGTTACAGAGTGAGTCAGAAATTCAATCAGTTTCAGACTCCATTCATGAACTGGAACGGAAAAGAAAGGAGATAGAGAGTGGTCTTGAAACCTGCCCCAAGTGTGGAGCCTACAGAATCCACTGGAGAGTTTGATATACTGGCATTTGCTGACTTACATATGACTAATCGAGTTCCTAAGTATGTCAGGAACGAGGTCAGTATGTTTGAACAGTCAATGCTGTCACTTGAAGAAATACGAGGTATAGCAAAGTATCATAAAGTAAGAGAGGTTGTGTTTGTAGGTGACTGGTTTGATGCACCTACAGGAAACATAACAGAATCTCAGATGTTCGACCTTATCACAGAACTCAGGCATTGGAGCGTACCAATAAAAGCTATACCGGGCAATCATGACGTAAAGAATTACAACTACACAATGGAAGGCGTGAAAGACAGCCAATTTGGTACGCTTATAGCTGCTGGTGTTGTCAAGTTAGCCATTGATTCTTCTTACGTTATCAAACTCGATACAGAGTCTGACATAATAAGTACACACAAAAATAAAGCTCTCGTTCACGCTCTTGTATCGAACACAACCTTACCCATAGACGAATCAAAATACCTCCTGTCTGAAGATTTGATGCAGACTAATCCACATATAAAACTGTTCTTGTGCGGAGACAATCATCAATCTTTCGTTACTCAGACAAATGATCAACTTTTGATCAACTGCGGTTCTATCGCAAGGTCTGCAATAAACCAGTATGACCATGAACCTTGTGTATGGCTTATCAACAGCGAAACGCTTGAATGGAGGCGTATTGTGCTTCAGTCCTTGTTACCTGCCGAACAATACTACAAAGTAACACCTGATGAAGTAGAGAAAAAAGAAAAGAAAACAGTATCTGTTGATGTACAGAAACTGTTGCAGGCATTTGGCAACAAAGAGGTAACACCTGACCCAATAGAAGTAATCAAGCACCTGTTAAACGACCGTAAAGTAGCAGATGCAGTACGAAACAAAATAGAGGAGTGGATCAATGCAAATCAAAGAACAATATCATAGCATTTGGGGTGTGCCACCTACAGAATTCGTGCCTGCTATGAAGTGGATAGAAAAAGCAGGCAGGACTTGTTACGATTCAAGAGACAAGATAACGGAAGATTCGTGGAAACCGATGCTTAACCACCTCTTGAGAAGAGGTCATTTGTCTGTATTTGAGCATGTTGATGTGATAACAGATAACGCAATTAATTCTCGATGGGAAGCTTATGCAGGTGATGGTCGGTACGCAAACAATCTCAGAGTATTCATAGAGCGGTATGGAATCGAATCTGTGGACGATCTTGAGCCTTTCTTTGACGGAAACAAGCAGAATATAAGTAATCCTATGATTACGGTAGAGTTCTTTACGAACAGAGCAATGATGGCGGAACTTACAAGACACAGATTGTTCTGCGGGTTTTCTATAAAATCTACCAGGTATTGCCGTGAAAGTGAAGGACTTGTTTTCATAAAGCCTGTCAAGTTTGAGGAATGGCATCACAGTATCCAAGACGAGTTTACTATGGAACTGCACAATATTGAGCTTACATATCTGAAAATGCTCAATCGTGGTTTGCCTGCACAACAGGCCAGAAACATACTTCCACAAGCATTATCTACAGTCATTGTTATGACTACAAGACTGTCTCAATGGAAAACAATATTTGAATTGCGTTGTTCTTCTGCTGCTGACCCACAAATGCAGGCACTTATAAAACCGTTACGTGATGAGTTGTTGGAGAGGTTTTCTGATGCTTAAATTTACAGAAGATGATCTGAAAATCATTGAGGAACAGATAGAGGCCAAGAAAAAAGAACGAGACAAGCTCGAAGGAAAATATGAAGCACTCATGGACAGGTTAGGTTTCGATACTATAGAGGAAGCCGAAGCTTACCTGGAAAAACAAAAGAAAGAAGTGAATGAAGCTATAGAGAAGGCTAATCAGTTATGGGATGAGTTTATATCAGAGTACGGAGACTTCCTTGAACTCGAAACTGAAGAATAGACTAGACAAGGCCACTAAAAGGTTTGAGTACCTGACTACTTTAAAATCAGAGCTTGAACACAACTCAGAGCAGTTACAGAACAAGCTACAAACCAATAAACAAGCACTTGAGGTCTTGTATGACGCTCTTTATATCGTACAATCTACAGCTTCCAGTTATTTCGATGATGTAGTAACTGAAGCGTTCAAAGCCGTGTTCAGTTCTGAATCAGACAATGTTTATGCTTTCAAATCCGTTTTCAGTTTTTACCGGAGTAAGCTTAAATGCGAATTTGCCTATGAGCGGGACGGTAATCAATACGACCCATTGAGGTCTTGTGGGTTCGGTTACGCTGATATAGCCTCGACCGTACTCAGAATGGCTTATGTAGTCCTGACAGAATCCGCTCCGGTAATTATAGCTGATGAACCATTAAAACATTTGAGTGAGGATAATCAGGCATTAGCTGCTAAAGTTCTGAGCAGGTTATGTTCTGAATTGGGGTTACAACTGATTCTGTCTACACATAGTAAAGAATTTTTGGTGTGTGATAAGATAGAAAAATACAGGTTAAGAGGTGTTAAATGAGAAACAAGAAAGCAAAAAAGATTCGTAAGACAGTGTATGGCACAGAGTATTCTCCAAGACATAGGAGCTATGTGTGGAAACTCGATAAAGGTGCTAGGGTGTGTATTGTAGCTGACGATAAACGCAACGAATACCAGAAACTCAAAGGTAGGAGAATGTAAATGAGCCTGAAACCAGTTTATGACAAGCTTCAACTCTTGTCTGAAGCAAATTCAGCACAAACCAAAAAACAGCTTCTTAAAGATTTCCTGACTGATCCACTGTTCAGGACAACTGCTATGCTGTCGCTTGACCCAGGATACACTTTCCATATCAACAAACTACCCAAGTTCAAAAATACGGGTGTACAGACACCAGGTAATGACATTCTAAACAAACTTATTGAGTTGTCGATACAAAGAGGAATCAAGAAAGAAGAAAAGGATGAACTGTTTTCAATGATTCCTGACAAGGAAACATGGGAAGTTGTGCGCCGGATAGTAACGAAACGGTTAGGAAGCGGAATTGCGGCCAAGACCGTGAATAAAGTCGAGCCTGGCCTTATTACGATTATTCCTTATATGCGCTGTTCTTCCCAAGCCAAAATAGGCAATATTACGTTCCCGGCCATGTTACAGCCAAAGGCTGATGGCGTATTCGCTTACGCTTACTTTAACGCAAAAGATGTAGGTTTCATGACCAGAAACGGATCAGATATTGTAGCGTTGTCTGAGCCTGGTGTACTTTTGTATGATACCATGATGATACAAGCTAAAGCTCTTGGCTTGTACAATACACGATATGTACTTATGGGGGAGCTTCTTGTAAGAGACGAAAACGGATTTGTCCTACCTCGTAAGAAAGGTAACGGCATAATCAACAAATGTATTAAAGACACGGCCACTAAAGAAGAACTTAATAGTGTATGTTACAGTATATGGGACTGTGTTACATACGAGGTATTTGTTAGAGGTATGAGCACTACCCCGTACATGGACAGGTACGAAAAATGCCGTGAAATAGCTGAAACACACAGACGGGTAGATGTGTTCGAGGCTATAATAACACACATTGTAAGGTCTAATGAAGATATAGCTCACCATTATAGGGCTATGAGATTATCTGGTGAGGAAGGTTGTGTAGTAAAGAACAAGTACGGAATCTGGAAAGATGGCACGTCAAAAGACCAGATCAAAATCAAAAACGAATCCGATTGTGAACTCAGAATAAAACAGATTCTGCCAGGGAAACAGGGCACTAAGTACGAACATTGTGTAGGCAGTCTTATACTCGAATCGGATGATGGTAAGGTTAAGGTACAGGTAAGTTCAGGGCTTACGGACAGAGACAGAGAAAGTATTGATTCTGATTGTATCGGGAAACTTGCCACGGTTCGGTACGAATCCGTTATTGATTCAGACTCACGAGACGGCGTGTACTCGCTATTTCTTCCTAGACTGGTTGAAATCAGATTCGATAAAGACGGAGAAACAGATACATTGGAATACATAAAGGAGAACTGTTTATGATCATAGGTTTGGCCGGTTACGCAGGCACAGGTAAGACAACTTTCGCCAATTTCATGCGTAAGAATACAACTGACTGTGTGGTATATTCGTTTGCCTATCCGCTCAAAAAAGCTTGCTCTGTCTTTACCGGGTATCCGATAGAATACTTCATGAGTCGGGAACTCAAGTCTCAAATATTGCCTGAATACGGCAAGACTCCAAGACAGATCATGCAGATATTCGGAACGGAGTGTGTCAGAGACTTGATTCATGAGGATTTATGGGTAATCAACATGGAACGAGCTATACGGAAATGCCCACACAAACACGTAATAATTGATGATGTAAGGAGGGAAAATGAAGCCAGATTGATAACAGAAACTTTTGGTGGTGTGGTACTGAAACTGGTTAGGGATGGGATTGAACCGGAATCAGATCACTCTTCGGAGCGAATCGACATAAAGGATTTTACAGAAATACATCTAAGTGACAGCCTCATAATGGCTGAAATAGTAGCTACTGACGTAGCACTGGAATACTTTAAGGAGTAGCATCATGCACAGAAAGATAGTAGACGGAGTACAGGAAAGAGTTGAGGAAATATTTGATATGCATATTTCCAAACATCACATAAGCAAAACACTTGATGCTTTTGTGGATTACATAGCCCAAGAAGCAGAGGACGGTATCACCATTCGTGGGTTTGGTCGGTTTCTGATTAAAGAACGTAAGGGAGGCACAATCAAATCAAACAGGGGACATATCAGTTACCCAAACAAAAAGGTGCTTACCTTCAAATGTTCGAAAATGTTGAAAGAAGAACTTAACAAGTAGATAAGCTGTGCTCCGTTCTTTGAGCGGAGCACAAAACAGGAGAGGTTATGAGTGGTATCATAAGACATGATTGGCTTACACATTTTCTGAGAGTAGCGGACACAGTAGCGGAGAAATCCCATTGTGTAAGGCGTAAGGTAGGTTGTGTAATAGTAAGAGACAAGCGTATCATCGCTACAGGTTATAACGGACTTCCGTCAGGGTTCCCTAACTGTAATGAAACTTGTTGGAAGCCTGATAGAAAGAGCGGCACAGTATTACAAGACTTACCGTGTGAACATGCGGAAAAGAATGCTTTATTGCAGTGTGCCAAATATGGAACCGCTTGTGAATCAGCGATAATGGTAGTATCTATCATGCCTTGTAACGAATGTTTGAAGGCTATAATACAAGCAGGTATCCGGGCAGTTTATTACGGGAAATATTATGAACTTGACCAGAGCGGTGAAGAGTTGAGAGAATTTCTCGTTAGTTCTGCCTATACAGTAAGCGATTTTAATATGGCAATGATTATGGTGAATTGATATGAAACCTACACACAGAATATCCGCAACGTATCACGAGACACTAAGTGTGCTTGTATTGACATGGGAAAACCTTGAAACAAAAGAAATAGCTGCACTTGAAGTACCTGTGCCCAAAGACCGTGCAGAGCATGTAATCAAGGTTATAGGAGAAAAAGTCTCTGAGGCAGTAGGTGAATTCGAGTCTACCAAAACCAAGCACAAATCGGAAACAAAAAAATCAAGCCCTACCAACCCATTTTCTTTGCCAGACACAGGTATAACTGAGGAACGAAAGAAAGTTATCATGGAGGGCAAAGAGAAACAGTACAAGATAGAGTTTATTGACGGACCAGACAACAGTTCCAGGAGAGTAGTAATAAACGGTAAGGAGTACAGTTTATCTGACGTAGCCAAGCGGCTTAAACGTGATACTAACACAATTACTAAACTGTTCAGTGTGTGCTCCCAAAAACAGGATTTTAGGCAACTACACGACAATATCCGAAACAGGTTATATCACTTGGACAGAAACATAACAGATGCGACTTATGAGGTTTTACGGCACAGAGGTAAAGCCATAACCAGTTACGAATTAAGGCTTGTTACAGGTTATGCCAGAACTAAGCTTGCTCGTGCATTATGGGCGTGGCAACAAGATATGATCTCATGGAAAGACTTATTTAAGCCTGGTCTTAAAGTAGGCAAAGAAATAACCAAACCTGTATCAGATAAGAAACCTGTACCCGTTCGTGCTTTGAACTATAAACAGAAAAGACCGAACAGGGCTACCAGGACGGATACAAAGGATTTGGAACAAGAGATGCTGGATAAAATACCCGCTCCTTCAGACCTGGAAAGGAGAATCTTTGGATGAGACACTTGACTCATATTCGTAATTTTGAATCTGCTATTACTGAACTAATAATGGCTATATCTACTGTAAGTACACACTACAAATACAGCATGATAGAACAAGCCATGATTAGCATAGTGGCACAAAGTAAAATCAGTAATAGACAGATACCTGTAACAATCAACACACCGAATAACAAACAGTCCGACAATAAACCTGTTACTACCAAAAAATGTGCTACTTCAGCGTCAGATACCTCTGTAATACACAATATACAAGAAAAAGCACAGAAAGGGTTGATGCCTGTGCCTAAAACTACTAACTATAGAGGTGTTATAGGCATACTAAAAGATTTAGCAGAAATAAAAGCTAAAAATCCAGACAAAGTTATGGAGGCTACAAAAGAATACTGCAGAAATATGTTATTTGAACCTCAGCTTACTCAAGCAGTTATAGATACTGTGGAATATCTTGGGTGGTAAAAATGTACAAATGCAATCATTTCAGAATTTATGAGCTTGTTCCGCCACACATTTACGCACAATTTAGGGCACAGGCATGGCAATTCATGGATGACAGACTTCTCAAGTCTCTGGATATACTCAGAGATTTGTATGGGCCTATTATAATCAACAATTATATGCATGGTGGGGAGCGTGAATGGTCAGGACTCAGAACACCTAACAGCCCTTACTATTCACCTACTTCACAACACAGCTTCGGAAGAGCGGCAGACTGCTTATTTCGAGACACTGATGTAGAACTTGTGCGGAAACATATCATATCAAAAACAATTCCCGCACGCATACATATAACGGCAGTAGAACTAGGTACGAGTTGGCTTCATATCGACTGCCGGAATGTTGAACCAGTTAAGACTTTTCGGCCTTAGATTTGCCAAGCCTGTAGCCTGACACACTGCCTGCCATAGCCCCGATAAGCATACTCAGTATATTATCGGGGTTTTTTATTGTACTGTTCAAAACAATAACAAGGCCAATAACAGTACAACATAGTACAAAGATTATTGTATCACGCATCAGATTACAGCAGCCACTTTCGGAGCAATAATAAGAGCAATGTTCGCAAGTTCAAGAAGAAACTTACCTACTTTCATGGCTGTGTCTGAGTTTGGATCAGATTTGAATTCGGTAACGGCCTGGTCCAGTCTCTTTGCATACATATCAAGACTTATAAACGTCATCTGGTCCTCTATCGGCATTTCGTCCAGCTTGGGTTTTACAATGTTTCGACAGTTAATATATGTCTCTTTACCAACCTGGTACAGTGCCTGTAACTCTTCGGCAGTTATACCTGTAGCTGTAGATGCTTCGAGCCGTTTCGCTATATAGTCCCAAGACTCAAATGCCTGATGAAGTGTTTTAAGTTCGTCTTTTGTAAATCTGTAAGGATGTGCATCAACAGTAGCCTTAACCAGTTTTATCTTCTCAGACAAACCATAAGTATAGGCTGAAATAGCCCCAAGATTGTACGCAGGTTTACTTACAGTCTGAAGCTGGGCACAAGCAAAAAGACACACAAAGAGAAAAATTGCAGCAAGTACAGTAAGGATTGATTTAGTCATTTTTTACCTTCCTTTTGTATTTATTCCAAGCGTGCCAGCCACCTAACCTGACACCCTCGTATATTATATTAGCTTTCCAGTTACTGCATGGAAGCACTTTACACCCAAGGTAAAGAATCATATCGCAACCTTTTCGAGTGTACTGTATGACAAGCTTCGATCCTGATATATGCCAGTTAGCTACCAGCTTCTTAGTCTTGAACATGCCTACATAAAGTATAGTAGGCGTATAGTCACAGAACCCTATAGGAATCGTAACCCGACCCAGGTTCTGATACAGGTAGTCATGTACTGCCGCTGCCTGAACAAAATCAGAATCGTAAGGATGACCGACTACAGGCCACAAAAACTTAGGTATAGACGCCCCATCAAACACAAGTCCATACGGAACTGTAACATAAGGTGTACAGTATTTTCTACCTAACCAGAATCGGAACGGTTGTAAAATCCGTCTCGATTTAGATAAGACTTCGGTTTTGAGTGGGCGAGTGAATGAACTCATCTTCCTTGGCCTTTATATTTCTTGAACATACGCCGCTTATGTTTGTTGAGCGGACGTGAGTGAGAAGAATTACCTATAGAAGTTCTGTAGTGTTTCTGGCCTCGTACTTCTACTTTACGTTTCATTTACAAACCTCCGGACAACTATTTACTGCTTGTTCAAGTAAATCTTTACAACGAATTAACATATTTTTGTCTTTACCGTCACACGCAAATTTGCCTGACTCTATCCTGTCACATAAAAATCCAAGTATCTGGGCACAGTTCAACATATTGTGATGTACTTGATAGCACGGAGAATTATACACTAAATCTCTAACCAAATCGTTCATAAAACCAAATCCTTGTTACAATTACTGCACTTGAACGGTGACGGGTACTTATCAGGTACATCAACAGTCATTATCTCATCACAGTAGGGGCAACGTAACTTAACTCGTGTTTTTGTTACAGTGACAGGAAAGTAATGGATAGGTATAGCGTATGCTAACTGTTTTTCGGGTACAGTGTGATTCATGGATTACTTACAGTGACAGGAAGCATAGGAATATCTTTTGAATATTTATAAACCACACCATCAACCGTAAACGTCATCATATCAGATGATCGTGTAAGAGGGCATATCACCGTACCGTCAGAATAAAAGCATCCGAGCGAATCTATAGCTATTTTTGATTCACTACAGTAAAAAGACGTGTAGACAATCTCGTATGTGTTGCCTGTGATATGCCTCCACCACCTTAATTCGATATTACACGAACCTGGACCATAAAAAGATTCAGAGCAGTCTATTACGTCTGATTCGTAAGAGTCACCGTCATAAATGATAGTAAGACTCTTACCGTCTACGGGACAATCAGTGAGCAGTTCACCGAAACAAGGTATTGCAAGGAACATAAACAGAATAAAGAACATAAACTTTCTCATGGTGCTACTCCTCCTAAATTGGTAGGTATTGGCAATATCCCGAATAGTACGTTTTCTATAAAGCTCTTGACACACTCTTTAACTGTAAGAGGTTCGTCATCCGCATAAAAAGCCACATATTCAGGACATATTTCATATATGACCTTTTTAAGATCAATAAACTTAAACGGTTTTTGAAGCACATCATACCTCAATTTATTTCTGTCAAAACCTGTTTTACGCAGTCTTTCATCAAGCACACCTCTATAGAAACCTGTAACAAATACAATACACGGAAGTTTGTCATAGTCTCTATCTACCATGTGCCATAAATGAGACACTATTTCGCTCCCATTCACCTTTTCCATAGCTTCATCAATAATCAAAAGATCGTAGTCAAGAAGCTGACTTGATTCTATATCGAAATAGCTACATATAGTATCTACTCTTATATCCTCACTCTTTTTGAATGTATGATGCAATAAATAAGTTTTTATACTATCTCTTACACCTTTAACATCATCCAGTATGGCAATCTTCATATTTAATACCTCTTATACGAGTCATTATTTTCTTTATAGCCTTACACAAAGGCATGTACAGACCGAACTCTACACCGGACAAACGCTCATACATAAGAATAGCGTGTATAGCGTGTATAACCAAGGCACTCAACAACAGTCTATCTATAAGTACGGAAATGAATACAGAATTAGAAAAATTTACACACAATTCAGGCTGTATAACAAGCAAATTGTACATATCTATAACCGAACACATCAGAATAAGACGTGTATCAGTTATAACAATACTATACAGAACACTGGTCTCTTCGTAATAATCCTCTTTACGTCTGTTAAGCCAAAACAGATACCCTCCAGCCAATGTCATATACTCAGCCCCTATATACATCATGAACACACAGTATAACCATACAGGGGCATAAACCACTATAACACCTGTTAACAACATCATAAACATAGCTACAGCGGAAATCTGCCAAGGATAGCTGCAATTACTCATTTCCGTAACCACCTCAATAAATCAACAACATTAATATTTCTAAGAAAACTCTGTATATTTCTAAGCAACGGTTCGCCGCCTAAACCAGCCACAATCAGCATAACGTACTCATACTCATTAAATAGTGTAGTATCAAACCTATACGCAATAATATGTATAGAAACACCCATACAAACACTGGAAACGGTGTTTGATAGAAGAAACCACACCATATTATTCTTTAAACCTTTTCTATCGCCTAAACTAGCTACTATGGACAGAGCAGAGCAAATAGTAACAGGTTCAATCATAGAAACCCACAAACTATTGTCAAATAATATATCCACACCATTAAGTCTTATTTATGTCCTGATAAATTTTGTACTTACCTTTAGCTATAGTCCTTTTTATACCTAAAGAACTATTTATTATTTGAAAATCGAAATAGTAAGTGTTTGGTGCTATATTGTTGTTGCTTTCTGTAGGGTGTATATAGAATTTACCAACTTCGTCAGGAACAACAACGCCATCAATCTGAAAAACCATACTAGACGAGTCTTTAGGTTCAGGATTTTCGTCAACAGTCATAACCACAGTATATCCATCTAAAGGAACAGGCTCTTTAGTGTCAGTGTCTATAACTGTGAAATATTTGGGGTAACTATCCCCACGCATGTATTCTATAGTTAAAGAAGCTGCTGCTGCCATAAATTACCCCTTAACAATATCAACAACATAGTCTTTGTTAATGCTTATTCTGCTGTTATCTTCAGTTACTGTAATATCGCTATCTGACAGTATAACAGACAACTTTTCTTCATTAGACACATCCACTACTGAAACATCGTTATTTAGTAGCAAATCAATACCGTCAGCCAAAATAAAAACTCCCCCAGAACCTGTTATACTGTTGAGATGTTCCCAAGCTGTGCTCCCAGAAGGAGCCGAAGATTTGGACGTTAATATTTCCCAAGCTGTAGCCATTACGGGGCCTCGTTTTGTGACCACACCCTACCAGCTATATTTGATAGGGATATTACGTGATTCTGTACTTCCATATTACCATACATACCAGAAACTAAATCTTTGCCTGTTACTATGTCTATAACACGACCTGTACCGGCCACAACAAGCGTACCATTAGTCATTGTAGCTGTATCAACGTACACACAACCTTCACTTAATGTTATCATGACATAATCGGGGCCTGTTTTGTTAGTAAGAGTTATTTCCCCTACAAAATTTTGCATAGACAAAGGCTGTCCAGACCCGCCTAAGTCTATAACAGGTGTTCCCGGCATAGAGTTATCAGACCAACAGTTAAGAAACGCCGCAGCCCTATTACCACCTAACGAAATAGTGCCTCCTACCAAGAAACACTCGTACACATATCCGTTAATATAAGAAAGATCGCCTATTGCACACTGAACAAGCTTTGATTTTCCATCCAAAGTACCTGTAACGAAAGCTTTTCTAAACACACAATTAGATACGTTAGCTTCTGGTAGCACAGTAATTATTGTCCTGTCTCCGCCTTCACCAATAAATTCAAATGATGCTACATCTTCTGTACCGTCAAGTGTAATCCCACCACCTTTTATATAGCCTTTAAACAAACCCCTATATTCTGCTATTAGTTTGGCATCTCTCATATTATTTACAGGTTGTTTTTCTGTACCTGTAGGCATCAAAGTACCAGAAACACCATTAACTTCATCGTAAGTTACATAACCATTAAAGGAAGCGTACTCTAACAGATCACTAAAAATCAGCCCTGCCGAATTACTGGAACGAATTGAAACTTGATTAACATTTACTCTGTCTCCGACATTGCTATTTGCCCCTACCAGATTAACCGCATATTGGCCGTCTTCGAATGTTATAGTGTACGGAGGCAATATTTCGATAACTCTAGCATAGGTTATACCACCTAACACAACTTCAGTATTGTGATTATGCGTAACAGGTTCAACTATACCTGCCTCACTATCTTCCCAATCACGCAACTGCATTCTGAACCAGTTAAGGTCCATCTCACGTATTTCTGTAGGATCAGATTGAACCAAGGTAAGATCATCTTTAGGTACATGAATTATATATGTGCCAGGTTCTACTGTTATAGCCATTATGTTGTAGGGCCTCCACCAAACAGTCTCCCGTTAAGTATAGCTATTTGCTCTCTGTACTGTGCATTAGCGGTTTCAAGTTCTGCCACTTTAATTTCTAGTTTTGTTAATCTACTTAATACTTCGCTTATACTGGTGTTGTTTCTTTTGAGCCAAGCATCTATAGTAACAAAATTCTTCTTAGAAATATCGTCCATTATTCGTCCTTTACCATTTTAGCAGAAACATTGTAACCACTGCTGGTTATTGTGCCTGATAATGTATAAGTTTTGTAATACGGATTTGATGTTGCTTTTCTTATGTGGCCTATCACTGGCTGGTCAGATGTGTAGTTAAAGTTAACAGTAAGCTCCCCGTTACTGTCTGTAGTTGTTTTTACTATTTGAGTGCCAGGTGCTAAAGCACCTCCTGAATCGGCTTTCAAATACACAGCCGCATTTGGCACATTATTTCCGTCCATATCTGTGACTTTGAACACCAAAGCAACAAAATTGTTTATAGTTATATTAGTAGGATCGTTATTAGTGTTTATGGTTGATTTGCTTAGATTTATAATAACTGTTTCTCCTGATTCAGTTGTTACTGTGTCTACGCTGCTGTTGTATAAATCTAATGTAACAGGATCATTAAACTGCAATATTCCGTCTAAAGTGAAATTACTTAGTGATGTAGATGTACCCCACTCAACATCGCCTACTATACTTATGTTATCTGGTATACCCCCTTGACATTTTAACTTTTCACCAGAAACAAAGTTTATTGTTTTATTGCTACAATTAAATGTGCCAGAAGTTAGTATTATAGTGTAATAGGACTGGTATGTTATACCGTCAACTGTTTTAAATATGCTGTCAGGATAATCTTTCTGTGGATTATTGTATGCTTCGCTCTGACAGTAATCGTAAAGTTCCTCAATCGTATGTGATTCTGATAACGTTATGGTCTTGTTGCTGTGACTTATACTGATTCCGGTATAGGCATCAACCGTGGTCTGATCCGTTTGTGTTATAAACGAATCTGTAGACATATAGAATGTGTCTTTTCTTGCGGCTATAAAATTGATTGAGAGCGTAACAGGTGACAGGCCGTATTTAAGGCAGGCTACAGTATGTGGAGTCTTTAGTGTCTCAGCTATAGTGCTTGTATCTGTTATTGTGTATATAGCTTCGTAAATGGATTGGTCAGCTATATCGCCAGAAGAATTTGTAAGGCTTGAGGAAAATGACGAGTCAGCATCCCACAGAGCAACCTTGGCACTACTTACACCACTACCGCCACTCTGTACGTTAACCTTCCATGTCCATCGTCTGTTAAGTATGCTCGACATCGTTATACCTGAACAATGAACCTATCTATATTAAGCATAGATAAGTGTGTTTCTTCTGTTGTTCTGTGTTTAATTGTTACATCAAAAATCTTGCTGAACTCTTCTATAACACAGTCAACAAACATTTTTATTTTTACAGACTGTTTTAGTAAATTATTGAGGTTTTCGCAAGCAATATCTTTACCTGTGTAGTTAAAATATTTCATCAAATCAGCCTGATTAGTGTTAATAAGCGTATAGCCTTGTTGCATATATATACGAGAGTTGGCTTTAAACGCTCCTCCACATAACTTTTTACCGTTTACAGTTAATTCCCCTTTATCTAAACTGCAAAAACAAAATTGACACTTACGTTCACTGTGTGTTGACCAATTCGATTGATTAGCTTTTATGCCTAACCTGTTTATGGCCTTACCGAATATGCTAGTAAAATACAAAAAAATATCGCTTTGTTTTCTGTCTTTCGTGTCTATATATTTCTGAGGCACACATATAGTATAACTTATATCAAACGGATTAGCCCATATAGCAGTACCTCCAGTTTGCCTTCTTGTTACTCTTATTTTATCTTCTCTTATTTTTTCAGTGTTTAGACACTTTATTGATTGACCTTTACCTAGCATTATGCCAGCAGGTGCTAAAGTATCAAACTTCAAAAAACACTGCTCCTTACTTGACACCACAATATCTGTAAGAACATCTATGTAGCTTAAAGCAAATTCAGGAGCAATGTATGGCTCATAGTATGTGTATAAAACAGGTCTTCCTTTAATCATTTAAATCGTCTAAAGTATTTACACTGTTTATGTATTGTTCAGGTATATTGCTTTTATTGATTGCGTATACTCCACCATTGACAGTTAAAGTATTTTCGTGTTTTCTTATGTATTTAGCTCTTATTCTCATTTTTTCTTGCGTATCTGTTTGTTTACCGTCAAAATACTGTACATTACTAGCTTCCGATTCTGACAAACAAGACCTACTATAATACATAAAATTTCTGGAACCTTCTAATACTATGTCCCACAAATCTAACGCATAGTCATCTGCTGAGTCTCTATCAAGTACACTATTAAGCCACATACCAAGACCAATACTAGTATAAATACGAAACACTGTACCATTAAACAGTGTGATATACCGATCTTGAAACTCTTTTTCGTTGCGTATTGGCGATCTTAACTCAGTATCTTCTTTGCTAATAGGTTGTTGCTCTATACTACTTATATTATTGGGAGGCTCAACTTTAAAAGTTGTAGGCAACAACAATGGCAAATGTTTGTATGAACTAAACGCTGGTAAGTCTTTGTGGTCATAGCCTAAATATGACCATAGTTGTGAAAGCATCTTTTCCACACCAAGACCGTAACCGCCATAACTTCCGTTTAAGTATTTCATTTCCCACGAAATACGAACAGCTAAATCATTCCACCTATCTTTTATCTTTTCCCACCGCACATTTTCGGTAGACCCAGGAGCATATTCAGACTGTTTACTCTCAGCTTGTTTGCGGAATACCTTAACTATATCCCAGTAATTACTGCTGATACCCCACAATATAGCCATAGACTTGTAGCCTACATAAGTAACATCTTTTATATTCATTAGGTAAACCTCAAAAGTTTATTAGCATTGAAAACACTATTCAATATGTGTACAGTATATGTATCTTTTATACCTATATCATAATTAGTAGTGTCGGTTATAGTTAAGTCTGATACAGACACATTAGCATCAAAATATGCTCCGTGCGGACACCTGTAAATTTTTACAGTAGATACGCTGTCAGGAGTCACTGAAAATGTACAGGCATTATTTACGATATTGGCAGGATTGTCGTGAATATGTACATCAGACATATTAAGTGTGTTAGCCCTAAAATACACACATTCATTTGAATCAAAATCTACTGAATGTATTTCACACGTAGAACCTGTATCAGATAAAGCACCTAAATAAATATTTCTGAATCTGTAAAGTTTGGTAGCGTACAGTTTACAAGTTCCACCGTTCTGGACAACAAAATCCGAGTATCTTGAAGCCGGTAAAACAATCTTACACCCTCGCACGTAATAACTATCGTCTGATCCAGTTTCAATCTCACCACTCTGAAACTGGCTATAATTTTTAACCGTTATATGGTGCTTTACCTCTTCACTTAACTGGTTAAGAAGAAAGAAACTTGACGTAATCTTGAACACTCCCTCATTTCCTGCCCCGTCAGAACCGTTGCCTATATCAAGACCTGATTTAAGATCGAAAAGTTTGCCGTTAAGTTTAGCAAGCCCTAAAGGAAAAGCTGATCTATCTGTGTCAGAATACGAAACAATATCTTCAGGCGTACAAGGTGAAGATGTTGTTCCGTTAGTTACTACAATTTTGGTTCCTACAAACCAGCAATCCATAGCAAGAGGCGTGTCGTTTTTGTTTGCAAAATTCAAATGTAGTTCTATACGATATATGTCTAAATCGTAGTCTGAACCGCCGTTATGCCCTCCACCTACAGAACCTCCACGTAGATTAGTACCTGAACAAGACAAAAGCTGCCAACCAAATTTAAGCTCTATATCTCCTTCAGAAGTACATCTATAATCAGCGTATTTAGTAGTACCGCCAAAATACAATCTAACTACAACCGCTGTGCTGTTTTGGACAAGAAAATTAGCCCCTTTACCTTTAACGTATTTAAACCAAAAGTGTAAATCTTTTTCCGTTATTTTAAACCTATATCCTGACGATATATCATGATACCAGTAGGAATCCCCTGAATTAGAGGCTGTCAATTCCAGCGAATAAGACCCTTCAACCCTGTCCGAGTTCGTAGCAAGAGATGTAGCATTACCGCCAGTACCCCAACCACCTGTACTGTCACAGTTGAAGTTATCAGACGAAGCTCCTACTATACTATAATCATCACTAAAATCAGCCATTATGTAATACGTTTCAAACTGCTTGTGTCAATATCCGAATCAATAACATTAACAGTAACACCGTCAAGTATTACCAAGTCATTAGTTGTATCAGACGCTGTATACCTGTTCATGGTCATGTTCGTTCTTACAGTAAACGATTCCGTAGCCTGGAACACAGTTATATCTTCAAATGATTTAATGCTGTAAATTATGCCTATATTAGATTTGTTAGTGCCAGGAAAATGTAACTTAGTCTGAATAAAATCAAGGTTAGACGAATTCAGATAAACAGCTTTATTATTGTAGAAATCACACCGAACTATATCAAGTACAGACGATCCTCCCGACCCAAGATTGACAATATTAAAGTCAGAGATATAAGACGCATAACATTTGAATACACCTCCTGATTCAACAATAAATGACGGAGGACCTACTTTGCTTGAGTCTGAAGATTGATACCGTGGGCTTGTGTTCACGGTTACAGGCGTACCATCTTTTGCGTAAGTTGCGTCTGACCCTGTAACTTTCATACCCAGAGTAACAGTAAAATTGTTTTTTATCTTTATGTCATAATTCTGTGTATCAGATGACTGGTCTAAGTATATAAACTCATTTGAAGTCGAGAACGCTCCGGCATTCGTACCATCACCAAATTCAAGGCCGGAATAAAAAGAGTAATAAGTATCAGACTTGTTAACTACACCCCACACACCCCCACCAGAATCTTTATCTATGTCTTCGTCATATATATCTTGCAAACTGTATGGTGTAGTACCTGTTTTGTAGCCTGTTACAGTTATCTTACTGTAAGCCTTAACCCAATCTACACCATATTCAGCAGCATTTTTGTTTGTGTTATCATTAGAAGTTTTGATAAGAACAGCTACACGTCTTACAGAAGCCACATCTGTAGCAGTCCATGTTCCACTATTAGCATCTTCTGATCCTACACAACCAGAGGCTCTTAAATAAAGCCACCCACCGTTATATTCTCCCCTAGAATTTTTATGCTGTTGTTGGTAAAAATCTGCATAATTACCGCTTGAGGCGTATAGACGCAACCTGAGCGCATCATCACCTGTTTGCAACAGCCTATCACCGTTCTCGTTAACAACTGGATTAAGAAACCAAACGCCTATCTCATAGACTTCTATGTCTATATTGCTAGAGTAACTATCACAAACTATGCCTGAAGGTGTAGATGTAGCAGAGCAGTCAAATTCCACACACTGACTGCCCTGCTTAGATGGATAATCAGAATCGGCAAGTCCACTAGCATTACCAACAGTGGACCAAGACCCTGAATCTTCACAATCATTAATAGTTATATAATCAAGCGCAATAGACACAGAAATCTACTCGTCAGATGTTCTTATAGCTGTAGCCGATCCACCAGAACTACCTAATGTACCTGTAGTTTCAAAAGGCTTTATAGGGGATACACCACCATCACGTACACGAATAAACAGTGACCTGTCTGATCCACTGTACACTCCAGTAAACGACATAGAAGTGCCAGTAGCTACAGCATCAATATAAGATAACCAAGCATTATCCCCGTCATTCATATCAGGAACTCCAGTACAACCGGAAAATACTGAACCTGACCAGCTTGTGTAAGTCACACGCACAAATGAAGTGCCGTTCCAACATCTTATAGTACCAGCAGACGGTGTATCAACAGGTATAGTCTCATTAACTGTAAGAGTTGACGAGCCTGCAGTATGAGCACCATTAACAGTAAATTGTGTTGTGTCTATACCTCCGTTACTCTCAGAACTTACCAATACAGTGTCTTCGCCGGACACCAGCCCATAAACAGTAAAAGTAACGTTATTAGGTGGAACTCTTGGAGTATTCGTAAGATCAAACAACTTATCAGAAGCTGTCAGGTCTGAAGCTTCTATACCAAGACCATAACCACCAATAATAGCTGAACCTGTAGATGCTCCCACAAACGGTTTAGATACTGGCCTTTCGATAACTGTAGTGTCTACGTCACAGGTAGCTGAAGAAGTTCCTCCTGTAATAGTCTGGCCGTCTGTGGGAGGTACACCTGTAAGAAGCTGTATCCACATTTTTGTGGGTGCTGTAGTTGAATTTATCGCCAACATCTGGCCCGTACCAGTAGGCCAACTTACAGGCTCTACATCATTGAAAGTGCCAGACGGATTATCAACATTTATCTCGTGCGTAATGCCCCTGAATATTTCACCAGATAGCCCGTACAAAGTTGAAGTAGAACCTCTTCGAGTCAACCACTTCATACGCTCATAGAACTGATTAATGGTATAAGTATCTTTATCCCATTTAGAGTAGTAATACTCGTTTGTTCCGTCACCAGTAACATCAATACCGTTGTAGCCTTCTACATTTGTTATAGTTGTCCAGGTAGCTACTACGGACTCGTCAGTGTTGTTGTTAAGATCATCAGACTGTGTTAGAGCTAAAACATTGTTACCTCGCTGACTACCGTTAATAGGAAATTCGCTATAAGTATTTCCAAATTCCCTAGCCATGCCAAGCAAACGTCTACCGTCTATATCTTGACCACCTGTACGAACTTTGATAAGAAATCTGTGGGAAATACCCGCATTAGTGTCACGATTAAGCCCCTTAGTCGTTTCACCATCTGGTATAGTATTCCAAAAATCGTTTGAAATAAGAGAGCCGTTCTGCATAATTTCAATGTGAATTCCTTCAACACCGAAATTAACTATACCATCATAAATTTCGTCTCCATCTTTTTGAATTATAGACCCGTCATACAAATGTTCCGCCAAAGTATCGTCAATATTAGTGTTGCCTAACAATGTAATAATATTGTCTGTTGATCTGTCTGACGGTGTATCATGAGTTATATCAAGAATATCGTCTCCTGAAGAACTCAAGTTATCTGCCAAATCTTGTAGAAATCTGTGCAGTTCTATAACCGTGTAATATCCTGCACCTGGCTGACCATGAGCAGCACCTACATACCTCAAATCACCATTTGAACTTACACTAATGTCATCAGCAATAGCCATTTTATTACCTCACAATCATTTATTGTATACCTGAAGTGTTAAGAACATCAAATTTACAAGAATCTACTAAATGTAGACCTCCGCCAACACTACTGTTATATCTGCCTTTCAAAGTTAAGTACCTAACTCCTGATCCAGCAACTTGTTCTTCCTCTGTTAAAGCCAAGTCATCTCCAGTAAATACAATAGTTATATTACTGTCAGGAGTAATAGTGTCCTCTTTTATTACTCTGTCTGACTTATCAGACAGTATATAAGACAACTCATAAGGCACAACTTCGTTATTTTGTTCGTCTAACAAAGTACAATTAATAACAATAGTACCTTGCTCTTTAGGCATTACACTCAAATTTGTGGTCTTAACAACCATAATTAAGCCTTTTGCAATGTATAAGTTATTCCCAGAGTTTCACCAGCATCAAGTGTCTTAGCTGTGCTGAATCTACCGGACGACAACAATACACCACCACCAGAAATGTCACCTTTAGTTGTTATACTTGTGCCGCCGCCTACAAGTCCCATACCATAAAATGTAACAGTAGTAGCCGCTGTTATGACTACGGCAGACGAGTTGCTTATAGAAGTTCCAGACGGAGCATCTTCAGGCCACTCTTGTCTACCTGTCTCTGTATAATGTGTGTCTGTGGCTGGCGTATATCCAGGTGAATTGTATGTGTTGGTCTCCGCAGGTGTATAATCATCAATAAACGGTTCTATGTACCAAGGGTGTATCTGTCCAGAATTATGACAGACCACACCAAGTATGTGATTATACCCTTCATCAGTTACCAAGTTATGCCACACAACCTCGTCTACTATATTACCGTTAACATCACGGTGAACAGCAGACCATATACCAGACAGACCCAAACAGTTCTTGACTTTTTTTGATAAACCAACAAGAAATAAATTCATACTATTCTCCTTTAAAAATTATAGTTGGTATTTTACCTTTAAACATTATTTCTGGTGTTGTACCATCAAATACAATATTAGGCATATTACCACTAAACTTAACAGTTATAGTACCCTTAATAGATATTTCTATTGTATCTATATAAGAATTAACAGACAACCCATCCAATAGCCAAGAAACAAAATTAGCGTTAGCGTATATTGTTGACTTAATACCTATAACGTCATTAGACATTAAACTGAGTCTAAACACACTTTGATTTGTATTAATAGGTATATAATCAAAAACTTTACTTATAAACTGGGCTAATGTTCGTATATTATCAACTGCAGATAAGTTATCAATAAATACAGATGACACAGAAGAAAATATGTGATTGTCTATACCTATTTCTGAGGCTATACTAGATATAGCGTGAGTTATGGCAACAATATCTGATTCAACACCTACAGCATCACTAAGTTTAAGAAAAAAATCTGATAATACAGAGTATGTATCACTTAGGACTGAAGAGTCATACACATAGCCACTAAATTTAGCATACCTATATAAAGAATCAATAGCGTGTACTGTATCATATACAATAGAAAATGCTGATTTTATAACTATAAAATCATCAGTAATGTCTACAAATTCACCATTTTCTGCTATATATGATACACTACACAAAATATCACTTTTCAAATCTAACAAATCATAAGCATTGCCATAAAAAACTTTGTGACTAAGTTCTTGGCTTATAGCCGATAGATAATCATTAACCCACCTTAAATACTCAGGAACAGCACTATTAATGTCATTCACTTCAAAACCGTGAATAACTTCGTTAAGTCTTCCGGCTAAAGACTCGTCATCTGTGCTAACATTAGTATTTTCTGTTATGTTAACATGAAATGTTCCTAAAGTCCTATGCGTATCTACTAAAGATACTACTTCCAACATACCAACTTCGTGGCGTCCCAAACTATTAATACCAGGCCACACTTCCCCTTCAAAGAATACATACGAGTCAGAAGCTAATCCCGGAAATATGTGGCCGTTATAGGTAAGCATTTTACATACCACTACCTAAATCTATAAGCATATATGCACTGTCCTCGTAACAGCTAAAAAAACAATCCACATAAGCTAAACCTGTTTGTTTGGGCACAAAAGACACTGATATACTGTTCCAAGTATCGTTAGCATATGTTGTGCTGCCATCTCCTTTAGTAGATATTGTTATGCTATTAATGCTGTTTGGTTCATTAAAATACCTTAATTCAAACCATATGTCTTTATTTGTAACATTTTCAGACCAGTTTACTGGTCTAAAATATATAGTTACAGTCTTAGTTACATTAGCAGTTACATACACAGGATGTATGTAAAAAGGCGTGTTATAATCAGGACTACATAAAGATATTGGTTCTATAACCATCACAGTATCAACACCAGAAGGAGGGGTAGACCATAAAGACGAATCTGACTTTATAGTATAACAGAAATGTGTAGATGTTATGTCATACTTATCATAATATGCATCTCGTGTGAGTAACCTAGTAAAGGTGCTGTGTTGGTAGTGTCCTGCACTTCTATTTATGTAACTAAAATTACTTCCTATAGACTCTATACAATCTATAGAAAAAAAGCCTGATGAAAGTTTGTGATTTATGTCAAGATTACAGTCTTTTACTTTTGATATAGATATGTTAGTTGCTTTAGCTACAGTAGGGTGTAAAAGTCCTGGATTACCTCTATTAATGTGGACATGATCCATGACTATATTAGATGCCCCAGCTAACGCATCAAACACTATTCCCCAATAACCCACACTAATATACACATCTTTTAGCAATCTCTCTCCATACCCAGAAAACGGCCTGAGACCTGTGCCGCCTACTCTATCTACCACTACAGATTCGAGACTAGGTATACCATAAAATGTAGTCATATTGGTGTAACTACTAGAACCTATTACACACAAGTTCTTAGCTTTCCAGTAATCTCTACCACTAAAACCAAATACATTTATATTATTATTGCCTGAATCTATAATAGGTCTGCTATTAGTATCGTTATCCCAAGCGGGCACAGTTATATTGCCATACTCAGATGTTGTAAGTGTTATATCAAAGGTAGCCTCAGTGGTTAAAGGTTCCGGCAAATTAGGGAACAATCCTATAACCATGCCTGTACCATCGAACTCTGACCAAATACATTTACGAACAAGTCCATCATTACTCGTTCCAGCTTGGTGTATAGTTATATAAGCACCTTCCCAAAAATGGTCATAATAACCACTATCCCCTACCCTATCATCTGTAGTTCTGAATAAAAATTTATCACCATAAGGTCTGGACAATGTGTTTATATCGTTTATAGGTATGTTATCTACAGATTTACTGAAAGGATAGCCAATTAGTGATAACGATTGTTCAGCAGTTCCGTCATTAGAACAGCTAAAAGCCGAAGTAATAAATATTACACTTCCAAGATTTAATCTGCGTAAAATTCCTGTTGTTTTGTCATTGACATTAACATCATTTAAAAAAGTCTGGATATTGTTGTAAGCTCCGACACCTCCATCACTGGTAGCCTGATCTGGAACAGTACCGTCACCGTTATATGTAGCTGATGTGTCTATATACGCATACACCATAGCAACCTACACCTCATAAGTCATAACAGATGTTTTAGGTATAACAGCTTTACCTATAACAGAATTATCTGACACCAAAACACTATCACCTACACGAATAACATCAGTTACGGCTATACGTGCTCTAACTACTTTGTTCCACAAAGTCTTAACTTCAGCTATACCATTTACCACAGATATTACTGTACCTATAACAGTTATTTTAGCGTTATCGTTTAATAACGCTGTTATGCCATCAAAACTATTCAACTTCAGCCCCTACCATATAGCTAATGTCATCGTCAGAAAAAGTTATCTTTATTGTTTTAATCCTGCCTACTCTGCGTTTTAGTTTACTTTCACTAACACTGATTTTATCGCATAACAAAGGAATATCGTCTCTCAAAAGCAAGGAATATACGACATTAATTCTGCCTATTTTAGAGTCTTCTATAACAGACAAACCCCTATCACGAGCTACATCAGCACTACTAACTAGAGTATCGAAAATGTCTGGTGCAGGTTTATCTCCCTTACCTCTTTTTATTTCATAAACAGCCATGAATTATATTTAAATTACCTTTTAACACACTAGGCTACAGCAGAAACCATATTTTCAGTTTGTTTAATCAAAATGACTGCCGAATAATTTTCTCCTGTTAGTGTGGCGTCAGACGTAAATCGCCATAAATCGTATTTAGTAGTATAAGTAATATGACAAACACCTAAGAATCCAGAGTCCTTGTCTACAAAAACTTTCTGACCAGTATAGTTCAAACTACCGTAACCACCAAACCACTTTGATTCTTTCAGTCTGTATATAGGATAACGAACAGAAGCCTCTACTGACTCAACAAAAATGAGTTCTTCTTTCAAGTCCTTGCTCGTTATATACAGACCTTCTGCTCTGACAATACCAGAAGTAGTAGATATAGTGTAAGGTACATTGCTCCAAACCCTAAAAAAGAAAGATGTACCGAAATAAAACGGACCAGAACTACCGTTATTTCTTTCCTCATCGAGTTCCGCTAATAAGTATCCGTCTTCGTTATTTGATCCAAATTTAACTACTAAAGATGCAGTTACAGCCATTAATCTGCTTCCTTATATACTAACAGACTTGTGTTATAATCCCCTGTGGCCACAAATCTGTGATATTTTTTGTTGTAAGTTATACTAAGTAACGAATTACCTACCACTGAAGATACAACATCAGTACCAGTAACTGTTATGTTACCTAAGTTGTCCCCAATCCAACTATAATTTATAACACCAAAAGATGCAAATGAAATATTGCCCAAACCATCAATTATAGTTACCGTCTCACTAACCTTCTCAGTAACGGTATCTTTATACCACAGACTACTTCCTGGAACATTGTTAGATTTCAGTGCCGGAACACTATTAAAAGGCTCTTCGTAAACCTCTATCTCATGTAATACGCTGCTTATTGGTTTATCTACTAACATGCAGGAATAATTGGACACACCAGATTCTGATATTATAGTAACTTTATTGTAACCTTCCGCTTGAACTGGTTTCTCTGTTAAAGAAAAAACATCATCAGTAGTCGTATATTCGTGTAATAAAGCTGTATCACTATATTTATGCCTTACTAAAACCCTTCCATCAGGTAAAGATTGTAAAAAACCACCACGAACCTCAGCTAACAAAGACACTATTTGTATGGGTGTTTTATCTTCTACAGACAAAGTACCAGCTTTTATGAAATAATCATCCAAATCAAATACTATATTACTGTTACCCAACAATTCTATAGCTACAGTGTGAAATGTAGTGTCTGTGTTATTTATGTAGTTTATGCTTTTATGCCATACTCCGCCAAACAAAGAACTGTTAGATAACCCTGATACATTTAAGTTCAGTGAAGAAACTGACTGTGTTTTTGTCTTACCATCTACTATAAAATTAAATGTTACAGCACCATTATTGATCTCTACTGATATTGAGTCGCCTATATTTATATTGTTATAGACATCAACATCGTCCAACGTAGCATTAAAAGACCAATAAAAATCGCCTTGACTTATGCTTATGTCAAAACTAAAAACATCTATTGCCACACCATTATGTAGAACTTCTGTATTATTGTCTACAATTTCTGTGCTATCACGCAGATCAAAAACCTGATTAAAATGTGAGGCTACTTTATTGTAGTCTACTAAACTAAATAGTTGTCTATACTGCTTATTGGCTATTGATTCGTATATAGAAAACGGCTGATTAAAATGTATGTAATTACTTTCATAATCACGTATATTTTGACGCAACATTATTGGTGATAATGTGTCAGTTTCGTCTACATCTTGTAAAAAAGAGCTTGTTTGTACTATACCAAACAACTGACCAATATTTATATTCTGTATAGTGTAGGTGTTTTTTATACTAAAAATCTGTCTAAACCGCTTGGGTGATATACTAGTGGTTCCAGATATAGCTTGTCTGACACTAAACGGATTATGGTATTGAAATGACTGTCTTGTGCTTGTTTCTACTAAGCTGTGTAATGACTGATAACCTAAAGAGTTGCTTAATAAAATACCAAAATACTGTTTATTTTGGTATGACAGTCCGTTATATTGGAAAGGCTCATTATATTGCTTGCCTATAAGCAAACCAAAAGGTTCTACCCTGTGCTTTCTGAATATATAAGCTGGACCAAAGCTTTGATTAAAATGTATGTCTGCTGTATGAATTGCCTGTTTAGCGTGTATATCAGCCGTATATATAGGCTGAACTACGCTAAAAGGGCCTCTCATACCTTCTATAAGATCAACTACAAAAGGATAACTGGCATGTTGATACCAATTAAGATTATTGCCCCAATTATTGTTATCACCTAAAAGCTGGTCATAAGTTCCGTAAGAATACCAAGTACCGACCTTATTGAAGCCATCGTGGACACTATCGCCAGAATAATATCGCCTATAAGTTTCTTGACCTCCTCCATTAAGACTAGCCGCTTCGTAAAACTGAATTAGTATAGTGTCACCCGCACTAATATTGATATTAACCCAATCAGTTACAGTTCCAGACGGTCTTACATTTACATTAAAATATTCTTCACCACCTGAAGTGCATTGTACAATAGGTTTTGTCAAATCGTACAAATTTGGATAATACGCTGTATCGTCAGCTATGCCTATACAAACAGACCTAACACTCAATATTTTAGAGTTGTCCCCTATATCTTCTGACAACATTCTGAATCTTACTCTGCTAGCACTATATGGTATTGGCCCTATAGCTACACGTCTGCAGTAATAATAAAAATAATTACCAAAAACATCGAATGTTAGATCAGCTAAGGTATACGCCATTATTTTTCCACAATAAAGACTAATTTAGGTATAGGTATAGTAACATCAAAACTGAAAACAGAACTCACACTTACAGCAACAGATACAAATAAATAGTTACTTTTACCAAAAGACATTGTAGGTCTATAATAAATATTGTTAGGAGCTACACCACGGGGATTTAAGTCTACTGTCATACCGTTATTAACAGCCTCAGTTATCATATAATCACTCCAGTAAAGATAACTGAAAAAATAGGATTCTTGTAAACTCAATCTCCTAATTTCATCAAAATCGTAGCTGTTATCATAGCTATAATTCAAGTCTCTTCGTAACATAGTATCTACAGCTTTACCTTTTTTATCTAAATCATAATTAGAATTATAAGGAATAACTATGATACTGTAATCAAACACACTTAAATTAGACCCTCTGATAGATAAATCATCTATATTATCACCTAGCACAAATAAGTGTAATCTATTGTAGTCGCTATTAGGAACTTTTATGTATTTGTGTAGGTAATATACAACAGAAGGCTCATTCCAAGAACAAGACACATCCCAACATTCGTGCCTTAAACCAGTACCTAAACCTGGAGCTACTCCCAACCTGGCTTCTCTTACGGCAGCCTGACGGTTCCACTGATATTGCCAGTTAGCACACTGAGAATCAGTTGGGCTAGTTAATCCCTGTCTAGCCATATACGCTTTTAATTCTGGAGTACACTTATCAGTGGACAAAGGGACTTGGACAAACACAGGAGGACACACAGATGTTTTATCAGACAAACAAATACCTTCGTATTTAACTACAGCGCACTCTGCCTTGTTCCCGTTTGAATCAGACGCCCAACTACTGCACGAACCGCCATACATTACATAGAAACAGCTTTTACATATTTCATTACATTCATGCTTTGTAGCACCATATTTATGGCATGGATGCACAGAAATGTTAGACCTCATTTTTACAAGAATACTGCTAATAGATTTTTGACTTGCATTATCAGGTACAGACACATAACCAGCATCAGGATTATAGTCTAAGGAAAATTTCTTTCCTGATATAAAGTCTTTATAATCATAATTTAAATCAACACTATAATCAGGATAATAGGACAAATCACAATACACAAATGAACTGTCATCTATATCTGATACAAATACTGATCCAGTAGTGCCTTCTATAGTCTCAGGTACTACAAGTTTATAGTTATATAAAGGAATATCAAATGTATTATCTGGGTAATTTTCAGTATCAACTAATACATCAACTTCACGTTTAGGTGGTTCAAAAGGTTCTTTATAAGCTACAGACTCTTCATTAGAGGCTTTTTTATTCAAATCCACATATTTGTCATAAGGCTCACGAGAAATTGTGTCATCGTTATTAGGCACTTCTGCTGTCAATGTAGGTTCTGGATCATAGTATGTATGGATTTTTCCTGAACTTTTTGGTGTATTTTCATCAGCGTAAAATAAAAAAGCGTTTACATTATTTCTTAAACTTACTTCTACATTTATAAACTTTACTTCATCTACGGAGTCATAAGGTATAAGAAAAACATCTACTACATTTATATTGCCACGTTTGCTAATATTGTGCCCTTCTCTGCTGTCAGCCCGCCACTCTGAAACAGACTTATACTCGATAAGCACACTGTTATAGTCTTTGTCCTTAAAACAATGCTTATCAGGGTATTTAGGTGTTAAACCTTTAAAAACAATATCCACTACACACTACCTATATAACGTTTATACCCAGGCACATTCAATAAAAATTCAGTGCCATCACGCAGCCTTATCAAGTTGTCTTGAGGAACTAATTTATCACCTATCCTTATCCTGGCTGACTGTATTCTATGACCGAAAAAACCGTCAAACACTCTAAATTTGTATGTATTGGTTTTTTCTTTGGATAAGTCTATATCTTTTTCAGCATAGCAATCACTGGTTAGAGAAGTAGCTTTTATGTGCAAGATTGTGTCAAACATCAAGAATATCCCCCATATCTATAACAATAGATACATTCTCTATCGGTAGCCCTACAGCCCTATAAGATATATCTAAAACTCTCTTCTTATCTATCGGATAAAAAACATACTCACCTATCGAAACATTATCACTGTTTATTCTTAAAACATAATCCAAACCATTTTCAAGACCGTCAACATTATCAAGCTTTTCGTTAGAGCATGGATTGGATATAGACGTTACCACCAAACTAACCCCTTCTAACGAATATTCAGAATCTTCAGCATCATCTAAATCATCTTCATAACTACCACACATTTTATCGTGTGCTACACCTTTCACTTTTGTGTCTAACATAATATTAGAACAATACTTTATATCTTTACTGTGTGCGTATAAACAAAACAACATCAGTAATTAACCCTCACTATATAACCTACAAACTCATATACCACCTTTATAACACCGAAACACGCTGTATCAGACACTAACCTGTTATTGTTTGCACTAAAAGCAGGCAACGATGTCTTATTGCCTAGTGAGTCAAACACAGTACCTATAGCTGACACGCTTATAAGTCTGGCAATATTATACTGCAAAATAGCTGTTCCTGCCCTTACCTCAACTTCTTGTGTACACTCGTAAGTAGCTGTACCTATAATATTAGGTACACCTATAGTTGACCTTAATATTATATCTGATTCCTTTGAAGGCCCTAATAAAAGCAGTTCAGAGTAGTGGTCAGTTTGATTAACTAAAACAAACGACCAACCACAATTACGTGTACTGTTATCTACATCTAAAATCTCAAAATATTGATTTAGGTCATAACCGTTTTCACGAACAAAATCATAAACCAAATCAACTATCCATTCAGAGTCAGGCACATTGTCATCAATGTAATCTGTAAGATCATCAAAAAAATCCTGTAAAGTAGTGTAGTCTTTGTTACCTATCTCAGTATGTAATTCTGTCTTTTTCATATGTTAGGTTGATAATTGTCGTGTGTTATTCCTACTATATTGGCTAAAGATGGAAGCATAACTCTACCATTAGCGTTAGTTGTCTTAGATAGTATGGTATCTGAATACTCGTTAGATGTGTACCACACAGTAGCACCTTCTATGAGTCTACCAACAGCATTGTCGTACACATAAACAGCTTTATCCGACCTAAGTTTAGACGTTACTATATCATCTAAAATTACTTTGCCTGTATATGTTTTACGGTCTATTTCAGGTTCGTCAGAAAATAAGTTAATGTAACTTGTAGGCTGTCTAACAGAAAGATTGTCGCTAAAAAAATTTATAGAAAATGTGTTGTTAACTTTTAACTGTATTTGTGTGAGTCTCGCCGTGTACTTAACACTAACCAAACCAAAAAATTCTCTGTTAGTGTATAAAACATTGTTTTCTACCTTCCACGGCATATTAGAACCATCTGATTCATAAGAAACTTGTATATTAGAACCTTCAGGTATATAAGACAAACTTGATTTCCAATCATCACTAAATAACAACTCTTCCGTAACTGTTTGTTTATAGTTTACGGAATTAACAATAGCCCCGTTAGATACAGCTACAGTAAAATTATCGTCATGACTGTTTACGTCAACTACCCGTACACCTTCACCAGCATCTACATCATCACGGTATACGGGTATAATCCTGCCATTATGAGCTACGGGGCATTTTATTGTTATTTTAAGTGTTGTCTTTTTTGCCATTTATGAAGAACTTTCTCCACCAACAGCCAAATCTATGTATTCTCCTGTAAGTGACGGAGTATTAGCGGGTACTGTATAGACTTCCCACACAGGAGCAGCAGAAGGATGAGTCTCAAAGACTAATGTATCACCTGTATTCCAAGTACCTCCCCAACCTGCTGCCAACAACTTAAAATAAGCCGTACTAAAATCAGGATTTATTGGCTCAAAGTCAGAAGAAATATTGCCTGAACCCACAGAACCAAGTGTGTCTCCTGTAACATCAAAAGCTCCGGTTGAACCATCAGTAATAGTAACAGTCCACACTTGTTCTACACAACCAGGATTATTAAGCTCTGGTGGATAATTGCCGCTATCGTATGTACCTGTAGAGCTAGTTACAACAAAATTGTCCGCTGTTGCTACAATATCGGCAGGTTCTAGCAAACTCATGACACGAGTAACCCCGCCAGTAGCGGAATAGTCATTAAGAAGTGCTCTATGTAAACCCATATCCTTCCAAACCACTGTACCGTCACTTACCGAAGTTCCGTCAGTAGGCCATGTAGGTTCTGAACTGTCTGTAGTACCTTCTGTAGTACACACATACCAATGACCGTTATCTGATCCGGCAGGTACTATAGTATCGTTAACACTATAAGATGTGCTGGCCTGCCAGGAATTACTGGGTTTACTCCTTATAGTGACAGACGTACCTGAACCCGAATAATCTACTTGAGCTACGGGTAACAAATCCTCATTACCAGAAGTAGCATCTACCACTTCTTTATCCGTAACTCTGATAGTATCTCCAACACGAAAGATACTGTTAAGAGAGTCAGACATCAACTGCTCGTCTTCTATCTCAACAACTAAAACAGTACCACCTACAGTTACATCTGTAGAAAGTGTTCCGCACCCGAATATCTTAACAGGGTTAAGAATAAAATCAGCTTGTGTATCTGTCTGTGTTCCTGCCGCTATGTATGCATAACCCTCAGCGGGTGTTACATTATCAAGCCATATCTTAGGCGCTACTACAGCAGAACCGTCTGTAGCTCTGTTATGTACAAACAATTTCCTGTATTTAACCACACCATTAAGGCGTTCAGCTTGAAATATGTCAGGCCACACATTATTCTTAACGTCTGATACGACAAGAATTGTGCCCATTCTGCCGCCATTGTTATCAGTATCAGAAACAACCTCACTCTTGACTAATTTTATGTCTTCTTGTGTAACAGGCATAAATACAACTCCTTATGAAATATACATCCTGCCTAAAGGATCGTTAGCCCATACAGGCGTGTTAGGTGTTATAGACTTAAAATTAACAGTTTGAGGTTTTATATCTATAAAACTCCAAACCATAGCTATATCACTATCAGTATAAACTCTTGGTAATACTACTGTTATAGTGTTTATTTTATTAGGGTAATAATACAGTAGCTCTAGTCTAAAGTAATCCTTAGCAAACAAATTCCTTAAAAATTCTGTGTTTTGTCCTCCGGAAGATGCTAGCATAACATCTTCAGACCACTCTATGAAAGACACTGAACAAATTAAATCAACAGAAGTAACGACAACACCAGAAGGTACAATAACATCATTTGATACATCATATCTGGTCTTTTTTGTAGTCTGTGAACTAAAAGATGTATCTACATGAGCGCCTATATAGTCACCATCAGTAAACACAGGATCATAATGGTTTATATAAGTATCCGAGTCTCCCAATCTTAACTCGGCTGAACCAAAAGGCAGTTTAGTAGTGTCTTTTATAGGTGTAGAGATCACAACGTATTAAGCTCCATGTACACAGAATAATTTAAATCTGAACCTACGACTAAAGGAGTAGCTTTAACAGATAAAACTATAACATTAAAATTCCTCCCGTTATAGACCAATGACACCACAGAAGCACTACGAGCCAAAGAATCAAGATTATCAACTACAGACCTATCAAACCAAACAAAATCCTTACCATCATAATTAGAAACCAGACTTAATTTTCTGTTAGTGTCATACGACACAGCATTATGTAACACAGTTTTACCGTTTATAGTTCTTTTTACAGATACAGACGCTTGATCACCATTAAATTCATTAACAAGCACCATACCGTCTAAAACTATGCCATTTAATAATACAGAGGTCATGTTTTGAGTCTCTTAGCTTTCTTTAGCTCATAAATAAGTGCTTCGGCTGTGTCTCTAGTTGTTATTAACGGTGCAGAAGCTTTTCCTTCAGAAGTAGTAAGTTCTATAGCTATTACATCAGTATTACCAACACCAGGAGAAACACTAGATGCCGTGTATCCTCCTGACGAAAATTTTGGAATACTGTGTATCATATTAGCAATTTTATCACTAAACCCCACGCCAAAGTTAAGCGCATCGAAAAAGGATTTACCTAATTTCTTTACTGTTTCAGCATTTATAACATACTCACCTTTAGTTAACAATGCTGGTACATCATCCTTATTCCCAGAACCTTTAGTTATATACGGTGAAAGCAATTTAACAAAATTACCCGTGGAAAATCCTTGAACTACATCTGGTATTATGCCGCCAGCCTCTCTTAAATGTATGGTCCTATACACAGTAGTTACATTAATAGTTCTGTCTCTCAACTGACTTAACAAGCCTATAAGCCTAACTACATTTTCAGCACCCAAAACTTTAACTGACAAAGTTATAGTTTTATCTACTATACTATCTAACATTGATTTTACATCAGACAAAGATGACATAACAGACGAATAACCGTCTAATACTATATGAATAGTAACATCTGCAATATCATCAGATATGGTATTTATAAGGTCTTTTATATAATTTACCATATCAGGCAACGGACCTACTGGATTAACGCTGCCTTTAAACTCAATAACAACTTCAGGCATTGATTCTGTAGCTATTGAACCTATAGTCTCTTTAGCAACTTCAGCTTCTGCGTAAAGATCGTCTATAACTTGCTGATGTCTCAAACTCCAAGATTTATTAGCTTGCTCATAGGCTCTTATTATAGATTCTACAGCAGAATCTATAGCTTTTTCTGCTGTATGCACAGCTTTTTCAGATGACCTGGCTGCATCATTATTAGCTTTATCTATATCGTATAACGCTGTTTTTTCGGTTTTAAGTTTTTTCAGATAGATGTCATGTTTCTCCATCTGATACTCTATTCTGCGAACTTTTTTAAGCTGAACTTCCGCTTTTTTAAGCTCGTTTATAGCTTCCTGCTCATCTCTGTATTTTTCAACTATAGTGGCATATTGCTCTATCAAAGCTTTACCACGAGCTAACTTTTCTTTGTCGCCTGAAGCTTCTGCTTCCTGTATGAGCTTCATAGCTTTAGCGTATTTTCGCTCTGCGGCCTCACGCTCTAACGCATCTTTTTCATATACACTAGCGTTTCTTTCTTGTATAGCTCTTATCCTATCAGCTATAGACTCTTCTATACCTATTATATCCGCTGAATATTTTCTTTTACTGTCTAATACCTCTTTACTTATTTCAGCTAAACGCTCACCCAAACGTTTGTTTATATCAAAAACACGTTCAGCCCTTGTACGTTCAATATTTTCAAGCTTAAAAGCTAGATCACGCTGAATACTTTCAGTCTTATCAGCTAAGTCAGAAAAAGCCTTAATTTGTGATGACATATTTATAGGCTTATTAAAAATCTCTTGTAATGCTTTAGTATTTCTGTCGGCTTCTTTAGCTATAAGCATAGCTCTCTCTTCAGAAGCTCTTCTGTAGTTTGCTGTTATATTCTGTTCTTTTCTGGCATGATTTTCTTGTTCAGTCTTAAACAGTCTCAAACGATACAATAATTCGTTTTCCTGACCTTTACGGATTACCTTGCTAGCCTCGTTTTGTAATCTTACTACCTCTTTAGCGTAATCAGCCCAAGCTGCTGCTGCATCTCTTCCAGCTTTTATTTCAGACTCCGCTCTCTCTTTTGCTGCTCTCTTTTGGTTTACTAAAGCTCTACGAGCTTCATCATAACTACGAACATTATCAGCTTCTACTGATTTAACTGTTCCTCCTAATCTCTCATATTCGTCTATAAAAGATGATAAAGTTCTTTTCCCTTCTTCAAACTCTTTTTGCCATTTAGTAAGTATATCAGAACTACTAGCTGAAGCTTTAAGCTCATTAAATCTTATTAAAAGGTTTTTTATGGATATTTCTGATAAGTTAGCTTTATTTGCTAACGCTACAAGAGCGCTATCGGGCATAGACAAATCAAGAATACCCATCTCTCTCCATTTATTAATAAGACCATTAACTGTACTCTCAGCCTCTGCTAATTTAGCAGTAAGTTCTTTAATAGTATCTTTGCCTACATCATTAGGATCAAGATTAGCTATATATGAGCGCCACTCCTCTAAACTTTTAGTTCCACCTTGTATAGCTAAACCCACTCTATCCCATATATCCATAGTGCCTCGTGCGGAAGAATCAAGCTCTTCAAAAGCTTTAGTTGCTTTTTTTGCCCAAGCATCTACAGAAAATTTGCGTAAACTACTTTGATACTCCTCTAAAGCACGGCCCCCGTCTAATAATTCGCCAGTAAGTCCGTCAATACTATTAGCAGCCTTAGTAGCTTTTTCAGCTAACTCCTCTGGACCATTCTTAGCCGCATCATAGAGAGATTTTTTAAGTGTTTTTGCTGTATCATAGACAGAATTAAGGCTTTTATCTAACTTCTTGTAACTACTTATAGCCTTATCTATGCTATCTACTGACGACAATTCTTCGTTAAAGTTCTTGGTACTGGTAGCTGCTTTGTTTGCAAACATAGCATAACCAGCTAATACAGTAGTAACAGCTACTATAGCCCAACCAACCGGACCTAAACTTAAAGTAAATGCCTCAGAAGCTACTGTAGCTATCCCCATAGATTCGGCCCACTGAATAATTAATGCCTTACCTACTTTGAGGATAACATTAAAAGCTACAACTGCAGCCACTGCTGTAGCAAAAGACGTTATTAAATTGCCTAAAGGAGTATTAACAAACCAAATCAATGTATCAGCCAGCTTTTTAACTACTTCTAATAAGCCTTTGAAAATATAAGTAATACCGTTACGTTCGCTAAAATCTACAGCTAACACTGATAATTTGTCTTTAAGTTGCTCTATAGACGCAGATAAGCCTTCCATCTGTGTCTGAGCCATATTAGCTGCGGCAGACGCTTTTCCTATACCAGACACAAACTCCTTAAACTTACCAGTATTTTCAGTAAGGGCTAGAACAGCCGCAGCACCACGCTTACCAAAAACATCAAAAGCTACTCCAGTATTCTGAAGTACGATTGACAAATTATCTAAAACATCTTCCGTCTTGTTGTATTTAAGGGACAAATCTTCTAAAGTAAGTCCAGCATCGTCTATAGCCTGCTTAAATTTTTTTGATGGGCTTACTAATTCGGCAAACATACGTCTAAGTCCTGTACCTATAGAACTCGCACGAATACCAGAATCAGCCAAAACCATCATAGTAGCTGACAATTCCTTAAATGTAACACCAGCACTAGCAGCAACAGGACCTACATAGTTAAGAGCAGTTTTGAGCTTATCTATGGTTAATTTTGAGTCATTTACTGCGTTAGCAAATGTGTTAGCGATAGATTCAGAATTACCTACCTCTACATTAAATACTCGTAAAGTAGTAGTAACTAAATCCGCTGCTGTAGATAAAGATGTCAAAGCACCTGTAGCCAAATCAGCTACAGGCCCTATGACTTGTATAACTTCCGAAGCGGACAAACCAGCCTGACCAAGAATACGCATACCCTCAGCAACTTGTGATGTAGTGAACCTGGTGGATTCAGCCACAGCCTTGATAGTTTCGCCCATCATAGCCGTCTCTGAATCAGTAGCCTTGGTTATAGCCTGTAAATCAGCTAATGCTTGGTCAAACTCTATGACTGACTGTTTAGCAAACCCAAAAGACTTAGTAAGAGCGTTAAGAGCAGCGAAAGCTGTCCAATAAGAGGCTAATGTAGTAAAACTGCGTGTAAGCCTATCAACAGCAGTACGCATAACACCTATAGAACCGGCAGCCTTTTTATATGCTACATCTAACCTACTTAGGCGAGACAATAGATTATCTACACCTCTACCCTCTTGCTCTACTATATTTAAAAGAATCCTAGCTGCATTACCATACCTGTTATTAGCCGCTAAAAGAGCCTCAAATTTGTTCTTAGCTCTATCTAAAACATTGTATGTTTTATTTAGTCTGGCTAACTCCTCCCTAACTTGACGTATTTTTTCTGGTTGTTGACTAAGTATA